TTATTAAAAGTTTCTATTAACTTACAATGATCACCACCATCATATTTTCCTGTTTTTACATTTTCTATCTCAGACTCACATTTTTCTAACCATTCTTTAATAAATGATAAAGTTTTATCATTATATTTAAAATAAATTATTGCACTGTGTGGTGTTTTCATATCATGAGTGCGGATAACGAATCCAATATCTTCTTTAATAGAATCCATTTCACTGGGAAGAGCACTCATGTGGCAGTCTGCATCTATCCAGATTATATCGTGCTTTAATTCTTGTAAAGTGTTTAAAATAAATCTAGGTTTTTGCAAACAATTAATATTATAGCTTTCGGTTAGCTCGGGATTATAAATTAATAATTCACCACCTAGATTTTGTATTTGTTGTTTTAGGTTATTTGCGGCTTTTTCATAATACTTAGAATCGCTGTAATCATAATAATAAGTCACAAATGGTGTCATCATGTACTCCTAGTGTATATTGCATCTCCCCATATCCCACCAGCCCACTCTGTTATAACTCGTTTAAATCCGTATTGTCCTAGATATTCATCAATTTCATAAACCATAGCACAATTTTTATAAACTGGAGCTCGATTTACTTCTAGCATAATGTTATATACATGAGATAATTGATTTTTACAGCCTTTTAAAACTTGTAATTCATACCCTTGAACATCTATATTTAAAAAATCATAGTCTTCTGGATTTAATCCATCTTCTTGTAATACAGAATCTAAAGTTTTTACAACAACTGTTTCTTTTTCTGTAAATTTTATTCCCGGATACTGCTCAAGATGTAGATAAGGTTCTAGTAAAGAACTGCTTTGGCCGGTATTATCCTTTTCTTTATACATCTCCATAATACACTGAGCCTCGCCCAAAGCATAATTATATAATTTAATAAAATCTTGCTCTGTTTTTTCTTTTTCAATATTTTGTTTTAATATTTCATATACATCTTTTTGTGGTTCAAAATATAAAAATTTAGTACAACCTATTTTTTTGTGTGTTTTATGCTCTTGACCATGATGCGCTCCTATTTGTATCACGCCATTTGAACGAAGATTTAATTTTTCTATATCAATAATCATAAAATTATCCAATCATTACAGTATATATCAGACCAGTCTTGAGGTCCGTTTGAACCAAACCATGTTTTGGGTGCAATTGTTTTTTGTCCACCTAACCATGCTGCCCACCAACTAAAAGAACTATTAGTAATAATATGCCCTTGGCATTTACTCATAGCATACATGTCTTCTCCTTCATTGTTAAAAGGAGAAAATTCGTGTTCTGGAAATGTTTGTTTACACCAATCAAGATCATCACTAAAAAATAAAAACTTTTTGTTAGGAAAATGTGCCATAGCTTCACGATACCATTCAACAGAAGCAACCGGATGTATATCCTGTATTGGTAGATAATCTCCCCGTCTAATGTGAACTGAAACGTATTGTTTGTCTTTAAACCACGGATCTACTTTTTCCTTTACATGTGACTTAAAAGCAAATTCGTTTTTTATAAAATCAGAGCAGTGTTTAAAGTATTTTTCGCTTTGAAAATAGCCAGAATAATCTATATTATCTGGTAGTTGAAAGACTGCTGGTTCATAACCAAAAGCTTCTAAATGTGCTCGTTGGCATTGATGCACGCCATCTTTTGCTGTTATATTAAACCAATTTGGTAATTGGGTATTTTTTAGTGGAAAACAATAATCATAACCATTCTTTTTTGCAATACCAACTATTGCAGCATATTGAAACATTTGATTACCAAGACGACCAAAATTACCAATAAAAGAAAAAGTTATCATTTAGTAATTTCCTGAAACAAATAATCATCAGCTGGTTTCAGATCGACTAGAGCATTTAAATTGTGTTTTATTGATGACATTTTAGATTCGTATAACTCTTGTGTAAGAGTATCTAAAATAGAAATTTCATTATTATCGGACAACCATATAATTCCATCAGGATCAAATTGTTTTGGTAATTTTTTAGTTCCCCAATAAATTGGAACTGTTCCTGTTGCAAAACAATCTGTTATTTTTTCCGTGCAATACGTGTCATAATTTCCATTTTCAATTATTATACTAAACATATAATAACCCAATCCTTCTAGTTTAGTGTTCCAAGGATTCATGGGATCTATTACTGTTCTTTTTGTGCCGTGTGCTCCACCAAACACGTCAAAACCTCGATCAAGAGCTAGCTTGGCAATTTTATGACGATATACATGTCCTTCTGTAAATACTTTAGGAGACGCAAACATTGAACATGTTTTTGTTTTTTCGTATATTCCCCAATCGCTTTTTCGTATCCATGGATAATTACTTCCATTTGGGCAGTATTTAAATCTAGAATCTAAATCTAATAGAGATTGATCGCAAGTATAAATTGCTGTATAAAAATTTTCAAATAAAACTTTATGATTGTGTATTAAAAAATTGTATACATTAGGAATAATGTATCTTGATTCACATATCCATCCATATCGTTTATTTTTTTGTGTTTTAGCATCAGGTTGAAATAATAACCCTTGATCTATATGAACATCATAATCGCCAGAATCTAAACACCAATCAAATTGTTTTGGTACTATATTTGAACAAGACGAATATTGTGATTCAAATGGTAGACCGATTCCCTTTACTTTGTACCGGGAGTTTGCCATGCTATTAAATCCTCACTCATTCCTAGTCTTTTTAGTGCTTCTTTTTTAGAATCAGCATCAGCAAGACCCATAACAATGATACTATTTTGATTTTCACTACCCGGCCATACGCAATAGTCTGGCCCTACAAATTTCATTCTAAATCCATCTTTTTGATAAAACGAATGCAAAATACCTATTAAGGCTTCATGATCAAACCACTGTCCATTTCCCATCATCTGTCTGGCCATGAAATTCCAATGCTGTAAAAAATCTAAAACTTTAGAATTAAATCCAAGATAAATTGGTGACGCTTTAGCTGCATGTAGTTTTGGGGAAGAACAAGCTACTGCTAAATCAGTATTTCCATCAAACTGATCAAATATATTTAAAGACTTTCTCACATCAGAATCTATATCAAGCCATATTACTGGTCTTTGTTTATCTATTAGTTTGCTGTAAATAAAGGCTGGTTTACTCAAACAATTTTTTTGATAAGAACCTAATGATGGTTTTTCTTGAATGTCATGAGGGATGCCAAGAGCCTCTAACTGTCCTTTTAGACGTTTAGCATGATCACTGTAATATGTTTTACCATCAATGTCACTATAAAAAGAAATCACTTCAGTTTGCATAATTAAGAGTTTCCTATATGATATTTAGGCACCAATTGCCATTCTTTCTTTTCTTTATGAGGAATAATTTTTAGTTGTGCAAGTGAAATAATTGGTTCGGCATATTCTTCTGGGTCTACTGCTTCTACTAAGCCCCATTCCACCAAGAGTTTTACAATCATGTTACGACGACCAAGATCTGTATCGTCAATATCTGTTTCTAAACCATCCAGATCTAACATTTCTTTAAAATGCATAATAGCATAACGTCCTCGTTTGTGGAGAATATGGCAGCTTTGGTATAGTTTTTTTTCTTTCTTGGAAGACACCCCCATTCGGGTTAGGGTCTCTTTAACCTTGAGAAAGTCGTCTTTAGTTTTTAGTTTGACTTCCACTCCAAGACCATCAAAAATATCTTCGGGTTCCATAATAATCCGCTTTCATTTAAAAATTCAGTAACACAGAATTATTTAGGAATTTTGTTATTTGTGCCACCTTGATCTAACCGAGCAAAGATGGCTTTCCAATCATCCTCGGTTATCAGATCTATTACCTGCTTTGCTTTGGCGTGACTATACCCATATAACGCTTTTAGGGCGTCTATACGGTCACTGGTTTCGTCTTTGATCCATTTACTGTATCGCTTACGAGCACGAACAGATAGACGTAAGTAATCATACTGAGGCTTCTTAGCCAACCCCGATAGCCGGTTCATCTCATTAGCCAAGAATATGGTATCAGAGAAATATGATAATCCTCGATTGGCAAGAAATGGATTATATTCTCGTTCACATCCCGGATCTTCGTCCATAAGTGAAATTTTTGTTTGATTTATGGAATTTAAAAAGTCAAATGGATTCATTCTTTAAACTCACAGTTCATCATTAATTCCACCATAAACGCACACAGATTGATCTCTTGATCGGCCACAAATGCGGTCTTGTATTGATATTCACCTATAATAACCACCGCCTGTGGAATGCTCTTAGGATCTAGATGCTCGTATAAGCCATCGTAGACCTTCCTAAACACGTCCTGCGGGCTGTTGTCTAAATTGTTGGCCACCCACTTACGGATCTCTGTGAAATTCTTGGTCTTCAGGAATCCAACCAGCTCCTTGATGTTCAATTCGCCAGCCGTGCTAAGAATTCCTATATCGATAACTCCAGCAGCAGAGTATCGCTGAAGTTCATTCAGAGTACGACGAAAATCCGGAAAAAACTTGACCACGACCTTGGAAAGCACCTTCAAATCGTATTGGATACCTTCTTCGTCTAGAATGGCTTGACAACGACCCAAGAACTGCTTGGCTAATTCTGGTCGTTCCTTAGATGGGAAGTTAAAGTCAATAACCGTACAACGAGAATGGATAGGCTCAATGATACGGTTCTTGTAGTTACAGGTCAGAATAAACCGACAGGTCTTGGCAAACTCCTCAATAGCTCCTCTAAGTGCAGGCTGAATACTCTGGGCATTAGAATAGTCAAACTCGTCCAGAATCACGATCTTTTGCTTTGCATCTTCGGACAGGGATACGGTACTGGCAAACTGACGAATCTTGGTTCGTAGGGTATCGATATTACCGTCTTCAGAGCAGTTGATTAGGATATGGTCTGCACCTAGTTGGGCACACAGGGCCTTAGCCACCGTGGTCTTGCCCATACCGGGCTTGCCTGCTAGAAGCAGATTAGGACACTCTCCAGACTCTACAATAGCGTTAAACGTGTTCTTCAGATCTTGAGGAAGCACACAGTGATCAATGATTGCTGGTCGATATTTTTCTACCAGCAGTCCAATAGCGTCGTTTGCGGTAAGCATTTTACTCCTTGTAAGTGCTGGTTGCGTCCATGGCAATCCAATAAGTTAGAGGACGGCTGGCGTGACTAAACTGACCGATAACACTCTTAGAGAGTGCCACGTGATAATCACCATCAAGCATCTTCATGTTTTCCATCTTGAAGTTAAAGGTAAAGTCTGCTCCATTAGTATTTTCACCAACTTCGATACTAAATGTATTACAAGTAGGATCTTTCAGATCACGAATAATAGCAACCACTTTGTCGTCCTTGGATACAAACGATAGATCTGGATTTCCTAGAACTGCTGATGCTCGTTGTAGTTCACGAATATCATCACTGGTTAGATCAAACTCCACAGCGGCATCAACTTTCTTGATGCTCTTTGTGGGATACGACAGGAGCTTGGGATCCGAATAATAATACTTTACAGTGGAACCACTGCTGCCAGTGATTGTGACATACTTCTCGTGAAACTGTAGTTCTGGATCTTGAAACAGAGAAATAACACCCAAAAGCTTGTTTAGATCCCAGATGCCAAATTCCGTATCAAACGTTTCTTCCACAGTTACTTCTGCCATGATATTCTTTGTGGGAGACATGGTAGTAAGTTTAGATCCAGCCTTTACGTACAGATTAGAATTAATTCCGCTGAAATTTTTAAGAATATTCAGTGTGTCTTTAGAAATTGTTGTTGTCGCTTGTGTCATAATATAAAAATCCTTTATTTGTCAAATCGTTCAAAGTTTTCAAAATCTTCGCCTTCAGATGTATGTCCGTGACGAAGATCGTTTAACCAGTTTTGTTGGTTTGGTTTGCGGCCACGCTTTTTCTTTCGTCGGGCAGCTGCTTCTTTTTGTTCTCGTCGCCAACGCTCATATTCCGATTCAGGTTCTGGGGTATACATCAAAACTCCTCTAAGTGGGGCATAAGACTCTTCAGCTTGTGATCAATAAAATACTGAAGCAGCTTATCTCTGCCTTTTCCTTTCTGGTTGTTATACGCGTCTAGAATACGATCTTGAAGATCTTGTGGTACATTACTCATGTCAATCAATGTGCTATTCCTGATATATTTAGAATTTTGATAAAATTCAGAGCTCTCAGCATCCTTTTTAAGCTGATTGATGCGCTTCTGTGTCATTGGCGTTTGTCGCTTGCCATCTGCCACAAAAGTATCATCGTCACTAAGCATATTAGGCACACCATCACTAGAATCACCGCCTATAATATGTTCAAAAAGAAATCCGCGAGGATCTGAACACGTAAGATATTTATCTGTGGTAGGACTGTATTGTTCTACGTTTGGAAAGATTTGTAGTTGTTGAAAATCTTTGTCGTTAGACACAATAAGCACTTTTTCAATTTGGTAATGTGTCTTACACAGAGTGTAGATAATATCGTCGGCTTCTGCTCCTTGAAGTCTAATACTAGGATACGGAAATATTTCCTTTACCTCATCACGAATGGTGTCTAGTACTTCAAATACAGCTTTCCACTCATCTTTCTTAAGTTCTTGCTGCTTCTTACGATTAGCCTTGTAATACGGAAATACATCCTTACGCCAATAGTTATTTCCGTCATTACAAAGAATCATTTCTCCATACTGACGAAACTTAGTATGATATTTGCGGTACGAATTCAGCACAGTATAACGAACGTAATCCTCATTTAGAGGTTCGCCATCTTTTGCTGCTTGGAAAATATTAGCCAGAATAATCTGGTTGTTATCAATGAGTAACATGATTTAAATATACCACACAAAAAACAAAAGTCAAAAGATTTGTACCCATTGTTCAGAATCTGTATCTTTAATATATTTGTACAATTTTCCACTTGTCGGATTAAACCACTCATCACCTTCTTCAACTCGTGGTGGAGGTGTTGTTGAATTATAATATGTGACAGTAATTCCTGTTCTTTCACCAATTAACGGTTCCCATCCAGAACCTTTATGTTCTGGGGATTTGCATAAATCTGGATCTTTAGATGCAATATATGCCTTTCCATTTTTATATACAATATCATCAATTCTGTATTGTATACAGTTACCAGAAGCATCAGCAACCTTAAATATCCCTTTAAAATTAGCCATTAAGAATTTCCTTAAATTCCTCCAAAGTAGTTATGATTTGTTTGATTTTACGCTTACCTAAAAAATCAAATCCTTCTTTTAGATCTTTATCTTGACCTTTATAAGCAACTTTTAGTTCTTTAATATGTGGTTCTAGTACTTTGGCTAATTTCTTAAAATGCACGGGCTTTATACCTTCACCACGCAACCATTCAATATGATCTGTATTCTTTAATTGATCTTTAACAGCCAAGCCATAAAATTGATCGACACGCCCTTCAATAACCGCCATGTATTCAATACTTTTTTTGGCAATACGCTCTTGAACATTTACTTTCTCTTTATTGGGATCTTCAACTTTGGCTGGTCGAGTTAAGCCTTGATGAATAATTTGATCCACATTTTTTCGAACCATATCGATAGTTTCTGGTCGAAGCACGCCACCAAGATTCATAATACGGCAACGACTGCCAATATAGATAAACTCCATAGCATTAATGTCACATGCTGCTGCAGCTTTGATGTCTTTCTTTGAATATCCATTTTTCATCATCCAATCAATAACCCATGGTTTACATAGATTATCATCACACGAATAACTGTACCAATTGATTGCTTTTAGAATCTTGGTGTCCAGTTCTTCGGGTGTTAGTTTGTCTGCATCTTTCCATACGGGCTCACTGCCCATAATCAGCGAGTCTACAGAATCACCACGACCAATACGGCGTGACACTTTTTTCTTTTTCTTTTTCATACAAGTCGGCTAAAGTTCTTTTTCTTTTCTAGTTGAATCACGTTGTTAAATCGGTCTAGTAGTTGATCAGTCTTATGGCTGATCACGAACACGTTTGTTCGTACTCCAAAACTAGACAGGAGTTTCATTAGTTCATCCACTCCACCACTGTCCAAACTGGAATCAAAAACTTCATCCAGAATAAGCAGATTAGTATTGACACTGTTCTTCAACTTTGCGATCTCTCGCCATGTCAGAAGCAGTGCCAGATCGATTCTCATTTTCTCGCCTTCGCTAAACGATTCATAACAGAACTCGTCACGATGGCGGCTCTTGATAACTTCATTAAACTCTTCATCTAGATGGAAGTTAGCATAGAAATCCATGCTGTTCAAGTACTTATTTACGTATTTGTTAATCAAAGGAATATAGTATTTCACAATCTTTGCTTTGATTCCGCTGTCCTTGAACAAGGATACCAATTTATCATAAGATCGAAGGGTGTCAAGAGTTTTTTGTTTTTTTTCTAGATGCTTCTGGTGTTTGGCTAACAGTTCTGTTAGGCGATCTTGATTGTCTTGAATTTTGGCCTGTGTATCTGCAGTCTCTGCAACCGCAATCACTTCTTGATCTAATCGCTCGTTTAGTTTAATTAGAGATTCTATAGTTTGCTCTTTGGCAGAAGCTTTAATCACCAGATCATTGTACTTATTCTGAACAGACGTAATTTTGTTCAGATTGTTTTTAGACATGGCAATAGCTTCTTTTATGCGGTCCAGCGAGCGATGCTGTTCTTGGGCCTTTTCAGACTTCTCGGCAATGACTGTCTCTTTGTGTTCTTTACTGATGGTTTGTCTGCAAGTCGGACAACTGTGGTTCTTTTCGAAGAACTGGATATCCGTTTGTATGCTTTCAATGGCGCTTTCGAGTTTAAAGAGAACGATCTGTTGCTTCTTGAGTTCCGCATTAATTTGATCTCCTGGTTCCAGTTCTGTTTCCAGTTCTTTCATAGTTTTCTGGAATACTTTAAGTTCTTTAGATAATGACTTTATTGTTTCTGTATTTTCTTCTAAAGTGCGTTTACGGTCGCTTACACGATCCGCAGTATTTTTTTGGTACGACTCTAGTACTTCTTTGGTTGCACTAATCTTTTCATTTACCAATAATAGTTCTGAATCTACGGTTTGTAGACTACCTTTGGCTACGCCCATCTTGGTCTTGAGCACACCATTCATTTCTGAAAAGATACCAATATCTAAGATATTTTCGATTACTAGACGACGATCTGCAGGAGTCAACTGCATGAAGGGAATAAACGAAGACGAACCCAAAACAACAACCTGTGAGAACGTTTTATGGTTCATACCAATAATCTGTTCTTCTAGAATGTTTTGGTAGTCTTTGCTTTTAGCGTCTTCATTTAGAAGTTCATCGTCTTTGTAGATCTTAAAGATCTTGGGGGCAAGACCACGAACAATCTTGTATTCGGTCTTACCTACAGTAAATTCTAATTCTACAACACAGTTCTTCTTATTTACAGAATTAACCAGTTGTGGAATATTCATGTTACGAAACGGTTTTCCAAACAAACCAAACGAAATGGAGTCTAGAAATGCAAACGATTTACCGTTACCATTAGATCCACATACTAGAGTGGTAGCACTACCATTCAGATTAATTTCCGTAAATGTATTACCAAACGACCCAAAGTTTTTAAAACGAACTTTCTTGAATACGATCAATCTAAACTCTCCATGTAGATCTCACGAACAATATTTTTTAACTCTTCAGGATTGTCCGCTCCCATACCGTCTATTTCACGATTAATAAGGCTAAGGGTGTCTTCAGAAATATCTAACTCTGCATCTTCCTTAGTCTTATCACTGAGATCTTCAATAATACTAACATTAGCTGGCTCTACAGCATACAATGAATCCAAGAACTGGTCAAATTTAATTTCACTCTTTTTCTCGTAAACTATTACCTTGACGTATGTTCCCTTATATCTGGCCGGATCAAAATCTTGAATCAGAGTTCCGTTTCTCCATTCAATATTATGAAACATCTTTAGAGGATTGGGAATAAACTGAAGTTCACGAGTTTCGGTGTCTAAAATATGAAATCCTTTAGTCTCGTTGGTATCAATGCTGGTCATCTGATACTGTGTGCCCAGATAATGCACATTACCTTTAGAACTCTTTTTATGGAAATGACCGGTAAGTACTAGATCAAACTTCTCTAGGAACTTATCGCTCATACCATCACCAAAGTTTACTCCCGGCATTACTTCATATCCAGACAGTTCTAAATGACCAACCAAAATAGTAGCTTTGGTATCTGCAATCTTTTGCATAAATCGATCACGGTTTTCTTCGTTGATCCACGGAACCATAAGAATAGTTGCACCATTAAAGCATACTTCTTGTGTATCTTCGTACAGATGAAATCTGGTATAACAATCACCCATGATTTCTTTAGGAGAATTTAAACGATTTGTGTTCTTATAAAACACATCGTGATTTCCTAGAATGCAATGTAGTTGTACGCCATTCTCATCAAACCATTTAATAAATCGCTTCTTAACATGGTGTAGTGTGTTAAAATTAACAAACTTACGGCGGTCAAACAGATCGCCCATGTGTATCACTTTGGTGATTCCGTGTTCTTTTAGATAAGGAAAAAACTGTTCTTCAAAGAACTTAAGGAAATGATTAAGAAAGATCGGAGAGTCTCCACGAGCTCCGAAATGCGTATCACTAATTATTGCAATTTTCATACTTTCTTGCGACGCTTCTTTCGCTTCTTTGGTTCATATTTTTTAATATCATTTTCAGATATTTGAAATAAGTCACTTAAAGCTTCGCGTTCGCTATCCTTTTCAAAGTAGTTTTCTTTAAACCACTTATGTAGTGTACCATCATCCATCTCTTCTGTCAACTTAAATTTAACGTAAGCTTGCTTTTTTTCTCGTTCTATTCGTCTTAAAAAGGCATAGTATATTATTTGAGTAAAATATGAAAATGGATTTTTAGATTTACGTGGATTAAAATTGTGAGCATACATCAAACAATTTTCTATCGCATCACCTATCATTTCATCTTTATAAGAATATTTTGTAAAATTAGATTTAGAACATAATCGTTCAGCTATCTTTAAAAAACACTCTCCTATAAAGTTTGAAACTGGCGGACGATCATCACCACTTTCTTCTGCTTCTTTAATTTCTTTTTTCCATTTTACCATTTCATCTAAAAACTTTTTATTATCAACATAATGTTCATCATTTGTTTTTAATTTTTTAGATCTTTTTATAGGTTCTTCGTTTTTAGATTTTTTAGACTTTCCACTTGACATCATTTAAAATTCCTGTTATAATATATTGTCTGAGTAAAAAGAAGAATTAAGTTATCTGTAATCATCAGAGAAGGGATCAGGATTCCAATCCGTCCAGCTGTTGCCTAAATTCTTCTTATCTTTCTTATTTCCAGTATACTTACCTGGATTCATACCTTCACCATTACCACTAGTAATTTCATTTATAATTTCTCCAAACTCTTTACGGTCTAAAATACCTGCTTTTAAGAGTTCAACGATGATATCGGGAGAAAAAACAAGGTTCATAAACACCATTTTATCATCAGATTTGCGTTTTGCAAGATCTTTTATATTAGATTCTTCTTCGAAGATCTTGTCGCCCTTTTCGAGCAAATCGCGTATATGTTCATCTAATAGATTGAATGGATTGTTGTTGTTTTGTGGTCCTGTTATGCCGTCGAGTGGTATTTTTTTAGCTTTAGGTTTTGGTAAAATATTAGTATCTTGCTTTTGTTTTTCGACTTCATATAAAGCTGTTACATCACCAGATGCAGTAACAATAGTGTTGATTGCATCTTTTGATATTATTGCAACACGATCATCGGACAGCATCAGCCAATCTTTAAGCATAAACAATTCGCGCATTCCACCAAATAAATCTGTTTGAACTGTAGATTTAAAAATCATCGGTCTGTGAATTTTAATAGTATTATCACGACCAGCTCTTACACTACCAATTATATCTTCACCCGATTTCAGTTTGATTATTTTGTACTTCTTCATGTTTCTCCTTTGGTAGTTGCACAGATATTAATTTGTAAGGAAACCCTTCATTAGTATATATTTTTAAACGTTCGTTTAAATGATTAATCCCGTGGTTGACATATTTCTTATAACGTAGATCATCAGCAATGTCAATCAATTTCATTTGAACTTTTGATTCGCTTTTTCGTAGCCCTCTACCTATAGACTGTAAAACACGAATCACTGATTTTGATGGCGAAGCAAAAATAATATTGTGTATGTTTCTAATATTTATGCCTGTTGAACAAGTTCCATATGATGCAATAAGAACGGCATCAGAACCTTTATCCATAACTTTACGAATTTGTTCACGTTCATCTACTTCCGTAGCACCATGAATAAAATATACAGATTTATTTGAACTTTGTTTTATAAGATCGTGTAATGGTTTGCCTTGTAAATCTACAAAATTAAAAAGAACTAAAGTATTACCTACCAATTTATTACACAGATCTTTTATAAAAATATTTCTTCTTTTATTTCCTACAACCCAGCGAATTTCATCTACGTACTGCATTCGTTTAGTGGATTCAATATCTTCTGGTGAGTATTGTAACTGCAAACAATCTATCTTTATACTCGATAATAAATCCTGATCTATAAGTTTTTTTGTTGTGGTTGTATGGTAGGTGGGACCAAATAACCCTTCAATAACCAATTTATGAGTTTGAGTTCCGTCTAGTGTTCCTGTTGTTCCTATTCTATAGGTTGTTTTTCTGGCTTTGGTCATTATAGAGTTTAAAGATTTAGCCTTGAACAGATGGCATTCATCACCAAATACGCCAATAAAGTCATCAAAATAATCGTACGGTTGATTGTATATGCTCTGCCATGTGGAAATTATAATCCGTTTAGAAGAAGTTTTTTCTTTGCCTGACATCACAGTATGAATATTTCTGTCCGCTTTCCACGAATCTTTTTTGGAATATTCTCTGAAATCTGCAGACATCTGAGCAACTAAACTTGTAGTTGGTACTATAATTAAAATTTTTCCACTCGAATGTTTATCTAATATCCAACGAGTCAACAAGTACAACATCAAAGACTTACCAGAGCCCGTAGGAGACACCAGGAGGGCTCTGGATCGATCCAAAGCGTGTTGGACGGCTTCCACCTGATAATCGTATGGCTTGACTTCTTTACCACCGGCATTTATTATTAATCCGTCTATAAAAGACTTGATTTCTTCTTTAGTTGGTGCAGAATATTCTGCCAGTGAGCAGTTCCATGTATATCCACGATCTTTTGCAAATTTTACAACCAAATCTAAAAGACCTGCGTATATGGTTTGAGTATACAGATTAAATAGTCGTATTTTACCGTCCCATAATCGTTTTTTAAAGGCCGGAGTGTACTGGTAATTAGGTACAGTGAACGTAAAATAACCGTTTAACTCTTTTGCCAGAGAGCGATCACATTCTATTTTTAATGAAACAGAATCTGGTTGTGTGATCTGAATATCTACCAATTACACTCCTTGAGTAAATTTAATCCAATCAATTATTGAACGTATTTGCCACTGACGATTATTAATAATTTTAACTACATTTTCTAGGTAATCCACTTTTTCTTGTTGAAATGAAACTTTTTCATCCAACTTGATCCAATCAGAATCTGCTTCAATCAGTTCGTCTGCTTCGGTTTTTAGAATATTTAATTCAAATGGTTCCCAAGCCAAAGTGTCTAGTTCTTCTTTGCTCATTCTTCCGGTATAATATAACCATTTATTTTTTCGTAGCACAGCCTGTTCGCTTTTTAATTTCTTTAAACGAAGCTTTTCGTCCATATAAAAAGTCAAATACTTGTTATGTAATTGTGGAGTATTTGCAGATTCACGATCTAAAGCAGTTTCGTCTATCTTTAGATCTTCTTTAATCATGCTCTTAAGTTCTTCAAAGTTCATAATATATTATACTATATTTTTATCAAAAAACAAATATTAAATAATGGTTTCAACAGTGTATCCGCTGAATGCAAACTCAGCCAGTGCAAGAGCTTCGGTTGACTCTGGCAAAGTAGAACTGAAAACAATTCCAGATAAACTTACCGGAAATAAGTGTTTAAATATAACTTTAAATTTTGGTTTGTATGAACTATTTGTTAAAAACAACATAGCATCTGATGTTGTTTTTCCTAAAGTTGTAGTTGTTCCTTTATACGGTAGAGCAGAGCATGACGAATCTAAATTACCATTTCCTTTCATCCAATTCCATATTTCTAACCAATTATTGAGATTTTCATCCACTTTAAAAGATATCTGTAAATTTTCAAATCTAAAGTTTCCAACAGGAATATTTACAGGCAGACCAAACGTTGTTGGTTGTATATCGGTGCCCATAACAATACCTGGCAAGTTTGCTGCTTGGCAAAAATAAGTTATATTGGGCACACGATCTAAAACAAACTCAAAATAGTTTGTTAGTAATGGATTATGAGAACCGGTATATCCTGCCATACAAGTATTTATGAAAACGAAAAGGGCTCCCTTTTTAGGGGGAGCCCTTGACGTTAGTTTTAGTTACGGTTTAGATCAGAGACCGAAACCGGTGTTACCGTGAAGATTGTCTACACGGAAGATACGGTAGTAGACGTTACCACTTGTAGCGCTACCAGCAGTGAGAAGATCCATGCTCTCCGAGAATGGGTTGGCGACCATGCCGTAGCGGGTCTTGAAACCAATCTTGGGCTGGAAAGTATCTTGACCAACTGCACGTACCATTTGTAGAGGAACGTATGGGCAGTAGAAGAGACCAGCATCGTATGGGCTGGCTCCACGATAGCCTACGGTTACGAAGTTTAGACCTAATTGAGCGTATGGATCAATGTAGACCTTGAACTTGCCGTTGAGGATACCAGCAAAGGTGTTACCGGTATCATCTACCTCTAATTGAGGTTGTAAGGCTGGGGTAAGGTTTAGGAAACCACCCATGGCGAGAGCTGAAGCAACGTCTGACGAGCAGACGATGAAGTTACCTTTACCACGACGAGTTTCCTTGGCGATTACGTTAGCTTCGCGTTCGATTTGGAACATGAGACCACGGAAGCGTTCTGCGCTCCAACGACCGTCTGAGTCGGTGTTGAGGTCGTATACGCCACCGCCACCGGTTGGGAAGCGATTTATTGCATCAAGATCACTTTGTTGGCAACCAGTCTTAGCAACGCGATAGATGGTGTGAATTAGCTCACGGTTGATTTCGTTGAGAATTTCGGTGCTAAGAATATTAGCAAGTTCGCTCTCAGCGTCAAGACCGTGAACAGCCTTAAGGTCTTGAGCTAGTTCGGTGGTGTACTCGGCCTTTAGAGCACGGGTCTTGGCTTCTACAGCAACGCGCTCGATGCTGAATGCCATTTCACCAAATTGACGAGCACCAACACCTAGTTGTTCGCCGGTTGTGGTAAGCATTCCACGGAAATCATTAAACGACGCATTAGCTAGACCACGGGCACTGGTGGTGTCTAATGAAGCAGTGTAACCACTACCAACTGGGGCTACGCCACCTGTTGCTGAGAATGCAGCACCAGCAGCGGTACCACCCGAACCACCAAACTTGGCAAAAGCTTCTTGGAAGAGAGCTTCTTGACCGTTACCAGCAGCTTTAACACCAACTGGACCACCGGTTGGGCTACCACCTTGGCTGGTGTAGCGGCTTCGCATGGCAAAGATTAGGCCGGTTGGGGCAGTCATTGGTTGAACGCCAGCTAGATCGTAGGCCATGAGGTTAGGCATAGAGCGGCGAACTAGGCTGATAAGGATGGGATCGTAACCAGCGAGGTTACCGGCAGCATTGCCGAGACCAGTGTTTACAGCAGTGTTGCTTACGTTGAAGCCACCACCCATTTCGTTGCCGTACTCGGTGAGGTATTGCTCACGAAGGGCACGCTCTTGGTTTTCTAGTAGAACTGAAGTAACTTTCTTACGATATGAGTCACCAATCTCAGGAAGGGCCTCGTGATTTAGTAGAGGATTCCATTTTTCTACGAGAGTGTCGTAGGGTGTATTACGTGAAAAGTCCATTGACATTTTATGTTTCTCCTTGAAGTTAAATATATTTAGACTTTAGAATTTTTTAAGTTGACGAGACAGTGTGTGCATGTATACAGACATAGGATCAGCACTGTCTGTTACAGGACCGTTTTCAATACTAGCAGATTCGTTTAGAGTGCCAGCATTGGAAATTTCGTTATGATTAGTTGCAGTTGGAGCTGCTTTAAGATAGTTTTCTTTGAGAATTAGAACTTTGCTCTTGAATTCTTCGGCATTACCGAATTCGATGCTCTCAGCTAGAGAAGCAAGACGCTCTGCGTCTACTTGAGTCATGTCGGCAGTGGCTTCTAAGAAAACTGAACGAGCTTGACCTTTTACAATCTCTTGCTTGAATCCCATATTTTCTTGAAGTTGCTCGTTTAGAGCAGCTTCTAGTTGTTGGTTTTCGGCAAACAGATCTTCTAGAACGTCGTGCTTGGATTCTGGAACTTCAACGTAGTGACTCTCAAAAAGATTCTTGAGACCACTCATAAAACTTTCTGCAATCTCGGTACGAATACCAGATTCTACAGCAAGCTTGTTTTCCTTCATCCATTCTTCTACAACGTAGTTAAGGTACTCATCTAAACGAGCAGCAAGACCTTCAACAGCGGTTGAAAGTTCTGTTTGAATGGTTTGTTCACTCTCTTGAATAAGAGCTTCACGGATCTGTGAAACTTTCTCGTTTAGAGCAGCTTCAAAAACTACAAGAGCTTTGTTCTTGAAGTCTTCGCTTAGATTCTCACCAGAGAAAAGACCTTCTAGTTCTTCAGCAACAACTTTGGGAGTACCAAGAGGTGCTGGTGCTTCTACAGGTCCAGCTCCGGGACGAAGCTTGGTCATATTTTCGGATGCATCGTGAACGGGTTGTTCGGTGCCTAGAAATACACCCTTGCCTGTTGCGTCTTTGGTGTAGGTTCTAGCATCGATTAATGTCGGATAATTCATTGGTTGTTTTTGTTCTGGCATATGTTTCCCCTAATACTGTTATTATTTATAAGTTTAATTATTTTAAAAGAAATACGAATTACGGTTTGTATTTTATTATTTCTGCAGGACTAATTTGAGCGATTCGTGGATCGCCTATCATAGATCCTGCTAATATGGCTCTTTGTGCTTGGGCTTCTGGAGTGTTTGCGGTTGCCAGCAGATCTTGCGCCACATTTCCGGCTAAATTAATTCCGGAACCCACAGATCTTGCTAACCGAGATCGAGAACCTAAAAGTGCACCACCTACACCCGATTTAACTAGTCCTACTAATCCAGAAACTTGTCCTAAGTTTGGTGCTCCACCCATAGTTGCAAGCACATCGGTGATAGGATTTTTCATTAATTGTTGAACTGTTCTGATTCCTTTTCCTTTGGTATAACCGGCTTGGCCTAAAAGAACAGGAGAACGGTCCATGGGATGTTTCATCTGTAATGGATTTAAGTATTTTAAAACGTCTCTGATAGCTATTGCTGGTGTTCTTTTTGTGGTAACGCCTGCGTTTGTTGTTTTTGTTGTGACAGCGGTTTTAACGTCTTTGTATTTGCCGGTTAGCCAGTCCCAACCAGACGGTCCACCAAAAGGACTACCGGTTGCACTTTCCAGTAGGGATGATAATTCTTTATGACCAAAACGATAAGTTTCAGCAACAGCTTGCACACCACCAACACCTGCTCGTCTTGCACCATAACGAGCGTCTCCTTGTCTCGTGGATGATTCTTTGTTTGAAGCTAAAGATGATGCTTGGCCTGTGACTGCTCGTTTTGCTACTCCTTGGGTGAGTATTGGTTGATTTAGTGACTGATTTCGCATTCCGGCAATAACAATTTTATCTTCTTGCGAACGACTTAATTTTGGTGCTACTGGTGTATTCATACTTATTTGAACTCCGCTATGAGTATCGGCATCGCTAGGACTTCCTTCTGCAGTGCCTTTTGATGTAACAGCCGGAGGCATACCACCTCGTGGTGAAAGAGGATTGCCCGTAGCACTCACAGGAGCTGGAAGATTTTTATTATCTCCAAAAACTCCGCTTTGTGTTGAAGGCTGGGCTGGAGCTTGTTCTGGTTTTGTGTTTGAACTGTAAGCAGCAGAGGTTCCGGTCATAGAACCACTGGTGTAATTAGCCATAGCTCCAATCTCCGCTGCTTTACTCGGATCTTTAGCTATAATACTTTGAATAGCAGTTTGTTGAGCGTTTTTTAATCGTGTTGCACGATTTCTTTCTGCTTGTTCTTCTCGTTCTGCTCTGCGAGCATCAGAATCTTGTTTGTTAAACTGTCTTTGTAATAGTTCTAACTGTCTTCTGATTTCAGGATCATTTACAGTATTTGGATCTTTTGCTGCTCGTTCTTTAATAGCATCAATATCAATAGTTTGACCATCAGCAAGAGTTACGCTACCACTACGAGTAGCCAACTTAGCCAAACGTCTAGCAGCAAAAGTATCTTGTGCGGCTTTAACTTGTTTAAGTTCTGCAGCTCGTTCTTTTGCACGTTTGTCGTCTAATTGTTTATCAAATTCTGCACGCTCTACAGGACCCATTGCCGCAAGTCGTGCTTTTGATTGTTCGTAGGCTGCTAGTTGTTCACGCTCTGCAGCAGTAGCCGGAGGTCTAGAAGTATTTACTAATACATTACTGCCTCTACCGGTTACAGGATCTGTAAGAACTGGTAAACGCTCTCCTACATTAGGATTTGCATTTATTTCACGAGCACGAACGTCTGCAATAGTTTGACCGGTTCGACGTGCTTCTTCTCCTTGACGATCTATATTTCTTAAAAAATCTTGAACGCCATCTGATGTTGGTGATATACCAGACACATTTTTATCCTGGTTTCTAATAGTTTCAATAGTTTCTTCAGTTTTAGACATTTTTTGTTTGTCGTTATCACTCATACCATCCCAGGTTTCTTGAGGAATCCAGTCTGGTTTTATGGCTTCTACTAGAAATTTTAGATCCACTTTCATTGATTATATCTTTCGTAAAAAGTCTTCGAACAGCTTGATTGCTTTTTCTTCTAATTTTCTAGAAGATGTTTTTCTGATCTCATTTTTATATTCTTCTATGGTTCGCTCTTCTAGCATGCCATTATTCCAGATCCATTCTTTACCTTCCATGATTCCGTTAACGAAAGCACCAGGAGCAGACGGATCAGCAACAATATCTACTGCAGAAAGCATAAAGTCTGATTGAACTTCATTAAATCCGTTTCGTTGTTTTAATGAACCCATACCACGACTAGAAACACCCAATTTTGCGCCCTCATCGATAAGATTTTTAACGATGTTGCCCATGGGGGTTTTCATGATCTTAGCCTTACCCCACACATCATTACCGTTAGTATTGAATTCTTTAATGATGTGAGATACACGATCAAGATTAACTGTTGGACTTGCTGGGTGGTTTAACTCGCCAAAAGCACGATTATTCTGTACATATTCTCTGCTATAACGAGATACTTCATTTAAAAGAATATTCTTTGGATATACTCTTTTGTTTCTGTTTAAAGTATCGGCTTGCATGAAAGGACCTTCAATAAAGTAGGTCTTTTCGCCGCTCTCATCAGATTCAGTTAGAAACTTAATATCTTCAACTGTTTCTGTTATTAGTTTCATCAGTCTTCCTCTTCTTCATCAGCTTCTTCATCTTTTTCTGATTCTTCATCAGCTTCTTCATCTTCTTGGTCTTCGGACCCACCTTCTTCTTCTTCCTCAGATTGCTCCTCGTCCTCGGCTTCATCCTCTTCTCCTGAAATAGCTTTACCGATTGCTTCTCTACGGTTCTTGAGGTAACTATCGGTTTCATCAGAATCGCCATCATTATCGATGTCTTCATCTTCTTGACCAACAGCATCTAATTTTTCAAATAAAGTTGGAGCGTAAGCTTCAAACTTCTCGCTTAAAATTTTTGTAAGTTTTTCATTTAATTGTTCTTTTAGGACGGTTTGTGCTTGTACAAGATTTTCTTCAGCTACCATCTTGATAAAAGAATTTATTGATTTGTTACTCATGGTTCATCCTTTTGCTTTCTATTTTTGCCAGTTTTACTATTTTATTAAACGATTCTTGTGATTCTGACAATAATTTTACCAGTCTTTCTCTGTTTCCATTATTTAGACTTTCATAAAGTTTACTGATATTATTCTGCTCTTCTACCTCTAATATTCCAATATTTCCGTCTTTTAGCCGATATGATTTTTCTGGATAGAATTTAACAGAATCTTCTTTTATTGGTTGTTTTTTATCCGAACAATCTTCACTTAATCCTATAGAATTAAGTATATTTTGACGCTCCGTTAATGACAAATTAAATATCAGATCAGTGGCTCTGTTTGTTATTTCTTCTTTTAATACAGTTTTAAATTTATCTGGATGGCCATGAAGAACAAATTCAATTAGTCGTTTTTTAGTATTCATTGAGGAGGCCCTTGTTCTTCTTGTTCTTGTGCTTGAGCTTCTTCAGGAGATTCTCCGCTCATCATTTGTTGATAAGCTTGCATTTCCTGAGCTTCTATTTGTTGTTGCTGTTCTCTGTTTATCTGTGCATTTATTTCTAAAATTTCTTCTTCAGGTTGCATCAAGAAGTGTTTGCGAACATATTCTTCAGAGAAGAATCGTCCTATGAACGGAGTAACAGCAGCAATGATATCTAATCTTTCTCGTAGAATATCATTACGTTTTAGTTCTGTAAAATATGAATCTTGGTTGAAAGTAAACGAAATATCCTGACTGATACGATTCCAATCTTCTAATGACATTAACCCTTTAAGCAAAACTTGGGTTTTTAATATATCAAAGAATAAAACACTGAAACGTTGTCGCAGATTGTCAATAAATTTAGTAAATTTAACTTCATCTCTGGTTATTTCTGCAGAACGTCCCATATTAAAGCCAGTATCTGGCATCATTCTGGATAAAGGAACTCCCAGAGCGCGATACAGTTTTTGTTGCAGATATAACACATCTTCCATCTGACCAAGATTTTGTCCACCATCTAGAGTTGTAATTTCTGTGCCTCTACCACCTTCACGACGAGGCATCCAATAATCTTCAAGCATGTGCATGTGATTTCTGCCGTCACGAATATTTCCGGTTGCAGGATCATAGGTTATCTTGTTACGATAACGATTCATGATTTCTCTTAGATATTGTTCTGCTTTCTGCTTAGGCAGATTACCTACGTCCACATAGAATATACGTCGTTCTGGAGCACGAGAAATACGATAGATTGCAACTGCGTCTTCTATTTGGCGTAGAAGATTTAAAGGTCTAACAGCTTTTTGTAAATAACCGACTACTCGTTTGGTAGTAGCATCTACTATGCCTGAATGAGTGTATGCAACTGCATCGGGTGCAATTTTCCAACCAGAACTAGAAGTGGGATATGCAGAGTCTTTATCTGTATCAGCATAAAGATAATATTCTTCAATTTTCTTTACTGGAGCAAAAGGAGCAGAACCACCCCAAACTGCCTTATCTTTCTCTATCTTGCGTATTTTCTTTATTTTAACAGGATCGATAGGAACTAGTTCTACTATTCCTTTTTTGATATCATTTTTATCAATTCGCTTGTAGTAGAACAATTTAGAATCAATATACCATCTTCTAAAAATGTCGGCTGCACGATTAGAAAAATCCATCAATCTAAGAATGTAATTAAACTCTGAATAAATTTTAGTCTTGATGGATTCAGATAGATTTACACGATCTAAATTTAATTTTATTGGTTTTCTATCTTGATCCAACACTATCGCTTCGGTGACAATATCTTCGATTGCTGCATCAACTTCGGGATACAGAGACATTGCACGATATTGTGCAAGCATTTGATTTTCATCACGAATAGCCCCAGAAAAGTCAACGAACGTACCGAATACTCCACCGGTTTCTAAAATATAAGAACCGTCGTAAGAATCGGGCGTTAGTACTTCGCCTGCTGGTCTAGACTCTTCTTTTTTCTTTTTGCCTAAGCTGTATCCAAATAATTCAAATTCCATAATATATCCTATTAAGTTCCACTAGCAGTGGTTATTGGCGCGTTATCATATGTATAATGAGAATACATGAGAGTTACAGCAAACGAACCTAAAACGTTATCTTGACTCATATCAAGAACCAGAGGCCCAACAGCAATAGGCCAAACATTAAATAAACTAAAAGTTCTTCCTGGAAGTGGATTATCACAGTTTACTTCATATTGTTTTACGACCCAAGATTTACTCCACAATGAGCTGGGATTGGTAGAACCATCTGGAAATGTTGTTTTATTTCCACCATGAGAATTGATTCTATCATGCCAATCGTGGAACATTTTGTGTAAATTTTCTGGATCGGTTTGACCCCCCGCATGATCGTCTAATATTGTGATTTCCCATGGTTGATATGTACGATCACCGTGATATGTCACGGTTCTTCCTCTATAATTTATTGCTATGGGGCCAACCGAAGCTTCTGGCAGTGTTGCACTTCTAATATGGAATGGACTTATTTTATTTGCATTATCGGGAGCACCGGGTTTTATTGATCCTTCAACAACAAAGCGATTTAAGCGAGTGCCTCCCTTAAATCCGTTAATGAAATCGTTTATCGACTGATTAGCCATAACTTCTTTCTGTATATTAGATTATACTGACAGTAAATACAGTTTCTCCATCAACATCATTTATTGCATTGAGTATGATATTTTCTGCATATACAGGAACTCTTAACGAAACATTAATAACTAGTTTTCCTTGATTTATTGTTGCGGTTGTGTTGTTAGTTTCATCGCAAGTAATACTGTAACTTCCACCACCAGCACTAGAAAGCACATATATGTCTTTTAAGAATGAATCTACATTTCTTGAAAGGGTTTCACGTGTTGCTTGGTTGTTGCTCTGATATAAGTATTGTTTCAGTATAGTTTTTAGGTTTCTCTTGATGTAGTTAAGTAGAACAACTACGTTGAGTTTATCTAACACGCTATTTGAATTATTTTTATATGTCTTATTTCCTAACAAATACGATCCAAATCCAGAGTATTGACGTACAGGATTTATGTTATTTTGTTTAAGATAAGTGGATTCTAAATCACTAAATGTTTGAGTTAAAGATATTACATTTTTAATTGCTTTAGTTGGACCTATGCCTGCAATTATTGGAAAAAAATCAAAAGAAGACACATTAGAATTGTAAGCCATCACACCAGCAATATCTGCACTACAATTCAGAGTTGTGTATGAGCTAGGCCAAGTAGAATATATTGACTTGATATCGATTTGTTTTCTTCCACCAATAAAAGAAATGTATTCCGAACTGGCTAAAGTTACACCAAAATCTTCTTCTTCAGAATCGTAAAGAGAATCGATTCCTGTAAGATTGCTTTTGTTACCAATCAAAGCAACACAATCTTGTCGAGAGTTAGCAATGTTTGCAGCTGCGCCTGCTGAATATGTGTTGCCGCAATCAAAAACTACATCCAAATCAGAAATTAAACTGGTGTTGTGTAGTGGAGTAGATGTAAGACTATAACTAGTATACGAACCCGTGGATCCAGTACCACCAACATAGCAAGTTCCATAACCATAATCTAAGAATTGATATACAGATAACCACTCATTTTTCCAAGATCCGGTAGGCCCAGAACTGAAATTTTTTGTATTTAATCTAGAAATCCAATCAGTTTTACTGGTAATAGACATCAATCCCTGTTCTATTTCGGCAGTAACGCCTAGAGTGGGTATCAAGCCATTGGTAGATAATGTTCCAGCTTTAAAGTTATAGGCCATATTTTCCCTCTATTATAAAAATATTTATAATTTTTACAAATTGATATCTTCTTCACTATCAGAACTGGAAATAAAGCCAAAACTAAACCAGTCGTCATCTTCAATTTTCTTGATTTCGCCATCAAAAAGCTCTTTTCGTATGTCAATATTCGTTATTTCTTTAAAATATGATTGTTTTGTTAACCACGAAAACAGCACCAAACACATCACCAAATCGTCGGTATGGCCATCGTCTGCAGCAAAGGTATTATATTTTGCCACAAAGGATAATAATTCTTTGATTGTGTCTTCATCCTCTATTATCAGTTTATCTTGTTCTATAAGACTTTTTAGAATAGAACATCCCAGTTTTTTAACTGTAGCGGTAGTTCTTACGCCAAACAGAGACTCTCCTTTACCGAATCCACCATTTAAAACCATGCCAGAACGACCCCTATTAGTACTCATTAAAATGTTATCATATTCTAGATCGTGGTGTAATATGTCTGCAACTTGCCCACCAATATCGTTAACTTCTACCAGAACATAAGCGTCTTTATATTTTTTACCCATAGCAGCAATAACTGTGGGAAGAAGCATGGGAGAAATTATATTATTTCTATATTTTGCCACTATTTTATATGGTGCGTCGGTTATATCAAACACCAATATTGCACTATAATCTTTTCCTTGACCTCTAGAAGTATCTACGGTCATTACATATACTCTGTTGTCTTTAGGTTCTTCGTATATCCAAAGTCCTTCTTTACTAACTCCTAATGGTCGTCTTGAGGACAATACGTGCAGTTTAGCAGAAGAAATTAGGGTGTTAGAAGAGCCGATAAAATCGCAATCGTATTCGCTTTGAAACTTTTGCTCTCCACCAGAACCTCCACCTAATTGTTTAATGGTTCGTTCTTTCCATTTTTGGTCGCGCATAGGACCACTCGGATACAGAGGAACCTGACTCCAGTGGACTTCTATAGGAATATAATCATTTCGGCCTTCTTCTCCGCGCTTTCTGTTGGCCCCCTGCCAAAGGCTGTAAAACATGTTTAAACCGTTTGGAGTAGATACAATGATAACTTTGGTGGTTTGGCCCGAAGTAATAGTGGGATATACGGAGCTAAAAAACTCGTCCGCAACGTTGGGTGGAACGTGGGCAAACTCGTCTAAAAAGATAACGTTATACGAACCACCACGGACGGCAGAAGCAGAGGTGGCAGAAGCCATGACACGCGAACCATTTTCCAGCGAAATAGAAGTTTTATTCCATTCAACAACGCCATGTTGTAACCATTTTGGCAGATATTCATACGCTTCTTTAAGGCGCTTCATGATCTCTGTAGCCGTCTTTAACTTGTTAGCAAGAATAGCAATATTGACGCTCTGATTAAAGATTAGATAATGAACCATCCATGCAACAGTTGTAGTTGTTTTGCCGGTTTGGCGTGGTAGTTTTGCTATAACGTAACGATTATCTTGTATGGTATTTACAATCTTTTCTTGATAATCGTATAAATTAAAAGGCTCCAGTCCTTTATCAAGAGTAACTATTTTAATATATTTTTTAATAAAATATACAGGATCATTGGCACACTTTACATACTCTTCTACCTGTTCTTTGGTAAACTCAATCTGAAAACCAACTTCTTTAAGATTGGGATTGCCTAGATATCCTGTTTTCTTTTTATAGCCCATTGTTATTATCTAAAAATGTTTGACTTTCCAAAGCCTTTTTACGACTGCGGTCTTTGTTAATCAAATCTTGTAATTCACTTGTAGAACCAACATATATGGAATTATTGGTTGTATTTTTAACGCTAACAGTCTCTTTTTTAACCGTTTTAGCTTTTTGGTGTAGGTCCAAAAGATCTTTGTTCATATCTGCTACTGTTTTTAACAGCTGAGAAACTACTTCATATGCTCGCGGAGAATCTCCTGCTTTTGCTACTTTAAGTATTTCTTCGATGGCATCAGAACCATTTGCTATAAGCATTTTTATGTTATCTTTGGCGTATTGAAAATCTAGATCTAAATTTTTTTCTTCTTTATCTTTATTTTCTATGGGTTGGATTGTTTTTTCTTCAACTGGCCCGATAAAATCAATACCCAGTGATTTAGAAATAATATCATTACTCATAATTATTATCCTGTAATACCAAACGTTATTCCATCTATTAACAATTCTCCAATACCTTCGAAATTTGTTATTTTGTATTCTGTGGCTTCTTTTCCATAAACATATGATTTAGCATTAAAAATATACGAACTTATTATCGATCTTCTGCTATTAAAATCGCCTTCATATTCTTGTATCAGATTTGTCTGCATAAGAGTAATAGGAATATCTACTTTTCTATGCAAATCTGTTAGATTCATTGTTATCACAAATTCTGGACTAAAATAAGGCAATATTTGTTCCATTATTTGTAAATTTTCATCGATATTTCTAGTATATGCGTATAAACCAAATGTAAAATTATAAGGAACTTCAGAGTATGAAGCAGAACCTGTTAAGCCTGTTGTGTTGTTTATTTTTCGTTTTAATTTGTTTATGTGTCTAACAGGATCGTATGTGATGTTTGTTATCTCAAATGCAAGTTGAGGAATGCTTAATTCAACTCTAGTAAGATCACTAATAGAGCTTGGGAGAATTAAACGCTTAACAAATTTTTCTTTAGGAGAATACGTTAAAGGAACTAAAATGTCGTGATTTTCTCCCGTAGAAGTTTTCTGCATTACATGAAAATTATTAAATAACGAACCAAAAGCAATAACAAGCTTTCGTATTGATTCGTTTTTATAATACGTAAACATCAGTAATTTCCTTCAGAAAATGGATCTGTTTCTGTAAAATCTAATATATTTAGTTCAGTATCCAGATCCTGAATTTCTTGGTTCTCGGCAGTTGTACCACGAAGGTGGTCTTCTGTCTGTGCTGCATCTATATCTGTATTGCCTGTTGTGAAGTGCTCTTCGTTGTAGGTGAATAGTTCGCAGGTAAGTCTAAAGCTGTATAATTTTCCTAGTTGATAAAAAGGGTTTTCATGTTCTACGAAATTTATTTCAAATACAGCCTTTGCCAGCGGAAAGAATATCAAATCACCTTCTCTTGGCCTTGTTATCTCTGGTATTCTGGTTTGAACTTCTTGAATAAATCTTTTCTTGGATACAGTAAGATTAACATTATCTCTAACTTCGATACCAAATTTACTAGCAATATCTCCTTGGCCTTCAAACCCAGCAACAGAATCAATATACATCTCTAAAGGTATACCAGTTTTAAAAAACGTACCCCATTGTTCTCCAAAAAGTAAATCTTGTTTAAATTTATCTCTAGGAATATAAACCATATCTCTTCCCATTGTTTTTATCATTTCAATGGTGAGATCTTCTACAAGATTTTGTTCTCCAGAATAATCTTTAAAATATGGATTTATTGGCATATTAACCTGTCATGAAATCTACTGGCAGTTCAGAATTATATAAGAATTCTTGTTCTATTTGAGCAATTTCTTGCATTGCTTCTGCGTAAATCTGTCCTCCACGCATAGTTACTCCACCGGGCAAAGCAACACCATCAAATTTAGACATGTTGGTTCCCCATTGTTTCTTTATAAGAGCTGTTGCATATCTCTTTAAATAACGATCATCATATATTTCTGTATATTTTTCAGGGTCTAAAATGGCATACGCTTGTATGACAATCCAGTCTCCTTCTTTTACTTCTTCACTCCACTTCATATTTAAGTTTAAACGATTAGTAACTTTGCTAAATGCTATAGCCTTTTCTGGCTGAAAATAATCTTCAATAAGTTTTATATACCGCATCATAGCATCGTAATTTGCAAGACCCATAGAATGAGTTCCTTGGAGATTACGATTTACACCAAAATAATCTGTTAATGCCATTTGATATCGAACATCAAACATATTGATGTTGGCAAAATTACCAAATTGCATCACTTTAACTATAGAAACTATTTCTTTACCGCTTGGTCCATCAACACCATTAGGAGGAAGAATATCATCCGTATTAATGTATTGATTGATAATGTCTTGGGCAGTTATTTGGTATTTAAAAAATACTTTTTCAACACCATCAAAATGGCGTTCAACAAAGAAATCCAAAGCATCATCAAGTCGTTCTTCACACTGCTGCCAGTCAACGTTTATTTCGACTACAGGAGCACCTAAACGGCGTAAACAGTATTGTATCAGGGATTCTCTTGAATTTGGTTTTGCCATAAATTACCTTACAAGTATTTATGGCATTTTAAAATTTCAGGTTATTGTTGTGCTATAGAATCTGGAGGAAGTTCTGGACCTTGTGGCTTACTTTCTGTAGATTGGGGCTTTGGGTCTGGAGTTGTTATTGGTGTTTTTAAAACTTCATTAAAATCCATATTTTCAATATAATAACGTCTTGTTATTGGTTCATTTGCTTCATCTGGTTCGCTATGATGATAATTACTAAATCCAGGCATATTTAATGGGCAATTTAGTCTAGGATAATCTAATTTACTATATTCAGCACCAGTAGACATCAGCCATGTATGAGGTTTATCTCCACAACCACAACCACCACAATAGTGCTTCCCTGCAGTTTTACTTTCTTTTAAATGTTCACATGGTGGAAGGATTCCACCATTATTAGTATTACCAAAACAACTCAGAACTCGTAGTTGCTTTGATGCAGGACTGGTTTTTTTATCTGTTAATCCTCTAGAGGTTAAAGCGGTAGCAAAGCTTTTAACCATACTCATTTTATTAATAAATCCATCATTTTGCGGTTGTTGATTAACAACACTTCTAAATGATTGAAATTTTTGTTCGTTATTTACTGGATCTGGTTGATCCGACGTTTTTTTATTTTTATTGCATCCACATCCCATAATGTAAACTCCTATACTTATATAGTTATATTACAGTAAAAAAATTAATAGTCAAATATAATTAAACAGAATTAGTTTGTCTGTTTGTAAAAGCTCGTTTACAGTTTTCAACATCAACCTGATAATCATCACGAGTTCTAGCCCAATCTTCATTGAAATTTTGAGTTAAAGTATTTAACTGATTTTGATAAATTTGTTCACAATCATTTTTTGTTGTAACTTTACAAACTTCTTTTTCTTGTGATATTCTTTGTTTTTCTTGTTCAAAGGCACGTCTTAAAAGTCTTTGTTTATATAACAATTTTTGAAACACAGAATCCAAACAAGTTTTAATATCTTTATATTCTAATGAATAATAATTTCCTGGTCCCGGTGGTACTAATACAGGTCTAGGAAATAATACTGGAAGTTTATATGGTCCGGGTATTTTTGGAAAACTATACGCAGATTTTACGTTTGAAATATTTTCAATATAAATTCTTCTAAATAATCTAATTTTTATTGGAGCATTTCTATCGACTATAGAAACTCTACCATACGATTGTGTTGTTGCATCTTGTGCATAATTATAATAATTTTTAGATATTTTTTGAGTTGATCCTAATTTATAACCAGTAGATGTTAAATATAAACCATCTTTTAAATGTGCATTGTTGTACACATTGCTGGTCGAATTTATGTTTTTAAAATAAAGAGCAAGCTCATCTTGACTTGGTAGATACCAATCTTGAAATCCATTTTTCTTGTATGATTTGATATAATTTAAAAGTTTTGTTCCAATATTAGAATCGGTATTATATAAACCATCAGAATTTGATATGTTTATATCATTTGCGGTTTCTGTGGTTGAGTTATATGGTAAATCTATTTCTATATCTTCCGTGTCTGCTATTAATATCCAAGTATTTGTATATCCTGTTTGTGCGCCTTTTCTGGCTTTATAAAGGTTTGGATTTCCTGTGTTGGTATTACCAAAAACAAATACCTCTTTATTAGTGTCTACATCAAACGTTCCAACATAAAATCCACCCTGATAATAATCACCAATATTTGGAATCTTTTTGAGATTGTTTGTGGTTTCGTCTAATTCTTTTTTATACACTATTGGAGAAATTCGTGGCTGTATAGAATACGAATTAATGAGACCATCACAAATATTGGTTGCACACGAAAATAGTCCTGTTACGCTGGGCGGAAACCAAGTGCCTGAACATTCTGGTTGTGTTGTCTTTTCACATATAGGAGAACCACCAGTAAACCCACAACAATGGCCAATAATCATATTAGCTGTTATATCAGAAGTTCTATAGTCTGATGGCTCTTCTGTAATATTACTATTTTTTACACCATTACACGCAACATTACCACCATCTGTAACACAAACTCCCCCCAGAGTAAAGCTGGGATACAGACCTTCTGTTCCATCTTGATTTTTTTCGGCACACTCTATCGCACTGTTAACAGATTCACAAACTTGAATGTATGTTCCGTTGTCGTCTTTCCAATAACAGCAAACTCCTTCTGGACTAATTAAATTTGAAACACACGTTGCAGTCTGTGGACAAAATGTGGAATTGGTTCCACCAAGAATAAAAAATCCACCTTGGCAAATACTGCGGTTGGCTACAACCATATTTGCACTACAACACCAACCACTACCGCCTTGATCTACGTTAGGCTTAATTTGTTGATTTTGTATTCTGGATCTGAAATGTATACTCATTTTAGCAATCTGGTAAAGTGTTGCAATCAGTAGTGGTAGAGCAATCCATTAACACGCACTGATTGTTTCCATTTTCGTCTGTTATCAATTTATATTTATTAACTCTTGGACTGGGCAAAGTTAAAGATATTGGAGTTCTAGGAACCGATACTAATTTTGTTTTTTCTACAGTTCTGAAAGAGCCATCGACAGTATCTATCAGAGAAAATATTACAGTTGCGTATATATTTACATTTGTGGTATTACTGTATCCGGTTGTAGGAACTTTATTGAAGAATATAAGAGGATTATCTGTCGATACAATGGTATGTACACCTGCACCATCATTAAAAGAACTGGTTGGTTCTGTGCTCCAATTTATTATGAACCCGTCGTATTCATACCAGTAATTTACTTGATAAGCGTCTAATTTAAAATTAGTGCCAGCAATATAGTATTCAAATCCATTATCTGTCACAGGAACGCATTGTGGATTAGAACCATTACAATCGGTTGTTACGGTTGCAGAAAAATATCCCAGTTGATAATCTGTAATTATATTTGTAGAAAAATCAATTTCTGGTATTTTTGAATTTGGGTCTTTATATTTTTTAACTATTCTGATGGGAGCATTTCTGACCGTAGAACTACATCCATCTGCACTCCAATTATAAAATGGAATATCTTCTCCGTCAGTATAATAGACTACAAATTCGTTGCTCTGTAGTGATGCGGTCGGGAGAATAATTGGAGTGCCACTTATTGCTTTTTCTATTTTGAAACGAGTTCGATCTTCACCATCACATGCGCGCATAGTCAAAGATGTAGGATCAGAAGGATCGCTCGGTTGGCCATTCATGTAATAAAAGTATTCGTTTGTTTTTTCTACAGCAGGGACATCGCCGTATATTCTTGGTGTTAATACAGTATTACCGGATCCATCATCTGCTCTTTCTATGGTTATAACACGATATTGTGTTGGAGATGGAGATATAGAACAATCAATATTAGCACCTGCTCCTGTGTTTGGTTTAAATGGAGATCCATTTTCTCCAAAACAAACAGAAGTACATTCTTTATTGGTGCACATCATTACAGAACCATCACAGTCTTGGCAGAACATGGGATACCAGAATATCTGATTTAATTGTGCTTTAACAGTTAAATATTCTTGCTCGGTAGAATACCAGTTTAAAGTGTCTTTTAGATCCCAGCTGTAAATAGTATTAAGAGAACCGCACTCTAATATTTGTTCAGTAATTCTATCTAAAATTAATTTTCTATCTGTTGAGCCCGGAATTGGTTCAGTATCAGATAGTTTTATTTCTCTAATACTGTCAATAGAATAACGAGGATCTCGGTCATACTTACAACCACTAGGTACACATCTTTTATTAGCACTTACCGAGCAACCATACGATACGTTTGTGGTATTGATAATATCAACCAAGCAGTTTTGTTTTGTTACATCTATTAGACTTGTGCCGGGTATACAGTATGTTTTAAATACTAATGCATACTTTGTTCTTTCAAATGTTCTGACACGACATACTCCAGCTTGTTTGGGATCTGCAAAACTACCTTCACATATTCCGCTGTTAGAATAACTTGTGTAGATTACAAAATATCTAACATCGGAACCGGGTTCGGAAAATTGTAATACAGTATCATTAATTTTATTGTCGTCTTTTGCCGGACAACAAGTAGCCAACTCTGCTGGTGTTATAAATGTAACACCTGCATTTTCATTTTCAGCTGTAAAAAGTACTGCTTTTTCGTTTGTGATATTATTACTATTTTGTATAAAATTAGTAATATTTGTAATTATATTTCTTTGATCTATTTCTGATGTTACACCAGCCGATACTAGATCTCCATATAGCCCAGAAACATTTTCAAAAGATACATTATGCCAATATGGATAATCTTCTTGCCCTGCTAGCGATACTCCTTTACAACCGATCTGGAAAGAACCGTCATTCATTAGAATATCTAATAAATTATTACAAGATCCTTCACAATTATTCACGCCAGACCCTATATTCCATTCTGAATGTTTGCATGTTACAGCAACCGTAGGATCTGCACTGAGATCGTTTTCTTTAGTTATCCTGCAGTCATTATTGTCTTCAACATCTGACGTGGTTATGCAAACAGGAGTAACCACATAATCAGAGCCCACCTTCTGCAGATCAACACAGAAATCACAAGACCCGTATTGAGACTGAACCGGATAAAAATAATTAACACCAGTATTTGTGTCTTGTGTATAACAATCACGACAATATCGTTTAGCTAACCATTCTGATTTTATCAGTTTACTGTTTGGTCTTCCAGCACAAGATGAGATATATCTGGGTTTCATCTTATATGTTAAAGAAGTTTTTACCACGCCAGAACTGTCTTTCATCTGTATAACAAAATTGGCTGCTTCATATATTGTGTCTGGTCCAATATTATCACTATTATTATCAAATTGTAGTGCAAATGTTAGACCGCTAGTTCCTGTTGGATTTGTTAATGTATATTCTCCTGAAAGATTGTCATAATTTCCTGATATATCTCTAGTAAAGAAAAAACCAATTTGAAAACCTGTAGCTGAATCCGTATATACTCTTTGTTGTTTAATAACAACATTAGAATCATTAGTTTTTGCTCTAAATATGGCTACAGTTCCGGGATTTCCTACACTTACACTATTGTCAGGAATTACATTATCAGTAATTACTGAAGGCTGTACAGTCTCTAAAATATAGTATAAATTACAAGGTCCACGCAAATCACAAGACTGAGTATTCCACACACCGCCAGCAGCACTGCAAACTGTTTCTGATACAATATTGTGACAAGTTCCATCAATACAGCAAGAACCAACTCTGCAAGAATTTTCACAACTTATCAGTGCGTTAAATACACCAGCACGAACATCTTCACAAAATTCTCTGGTAACATAGTCTTCACAACCACCAGAATAACAGCAAGACCCTATTCCACCATAATCAACAGGTACATCAGAACCAAAAAATCTGTCAACGAAAGATGCATTATAGCTTGTTAAATCTCCAGATATTGGTGTTTCTATTCTGAGAATATTCATTCCAGAACCAAACGCATAATTTTGTATACCAGTTATTCCACCTTCAAATTTAACATTTTGAGGAAAGTTCCAAACATCAGATCCTTCAATAAAAAACAACCAAGATCTCAGCTGATTATCTGCTCTCTTTCTTGAGAATGCTGTTATTCCAATTGGAGTTGTTAGTTTGAATACAGAAGATTTATCTAAATCTAGAACATATCCACCAGAATCTACCTTTTTGATACCATCGGTTATAGGAACAGAACCTGGTGTAAAGTTTCTGTTTAATCCATTTATATTTAAAAATGGAGTAGTAAAATCAGTAAATGATTTAATCTCAGATACAGTATTTACATCAGGATTAGCAGTTAATCCAAATTCTAAAACACCATAATTTAAATTAGACTTAAAACTAGAATTATTGTCTTCAAAAGATTGATTTTGTACTCTAATTCTAGAATTAGTAGCAGTATAACTAGTATTCGTAAATGTTATAAATTCGTCTGCAGTAGTTCCAAACAAAACAGAACCGGAAGGAATATCATTTATAGTTAAGAGTATTTCTGTGCCGTCTGGGCTTAAAGATGTGGTGGTATATTGACCGTCACCACAAATACCACGCAAAACAAATGTCATTCCACCACTAACACCAACAAAAATGCTGTAATAATCAAAACCAAATGAAGCGCTCACACCTCTAGAATTAAAATAAGTTATACTTGGCCCAGTAAATCCTGTTATAGGACCGACAGTAATACCATTAGACAGATAAAAATACACCCCAGCGGAAAGAGGACTGGTATTGGTTGTTACTTGCCTAATATAAACGCCTGTAGCCCCGGTGGGACCGGCAGTTATGCCTAAAAGCCCTATACTTCCGATTTCTCCGGCGGGACCAGTGTTACCGGCTGGTCCAGTTAGAGCAAATCCTTCTCCGCCAATTGAACTAGATCCTATTTGTATAGATGGCATGGTTATTGATATTTATGGTGTACAAGTGCTACCAGTACAAATAGCATTTCTAGTAAAAGTTCCACCTAAACGTTTACAATCAAAATTACTCAAATTAGCACAATTTCCATTTGGAAAACAACATTTTCCTATATCTCTACAATTTCCAGTTCTTCGTTCTGCACAAGAAATAGGAGAGAATGTCCCATTAAGACTATTTTTACACAATGTAGAATTAATATAATCTATACAACGAGGTCTACCATCACCATCACAATAACAACAAGAACCATATTGTTGTGCACTGAATGGTGTATTCTGATCCCATGTATAAGTATTTTCTGTTCTAAAAATTTTTCTAGGACCTGTTGTTCCGCCTATGGTCGTATTCTGTGAAAATATTGTTACTTGATTTGTTCTATCTAAAAATACAGAATCTTCATCGTATTGAGAATAAGCAATATCTGCGGTTGTGCCAGTAACAAAAGTGTTTATGGTATCTGTTGAACTATTGATATTTTTATTTGTTGTTAGACTACTTTGGGCAAACTGAGATATTACTGCTTTTGTTATGTGTATTGTTGTTAGACCTACAGTGTTTTCTTCGTATTTAAATAATGATGCGGCAAAAGTTTCAGCAGTATTACCGGCACTTCTTAATGCTGCACCATAATCACCTAAAGCGTATCCGCCAGCTAAAGTTACACCAGATACGATAATATCATTTCCAGAATACGATGCAGTTAAACCACCTAAGAATTTTACAGGTTTAAACGATGCAGTTAAACCAAATACTGGACCTTTAATTTCAAAACTGGTATTTAAAACTGTTCCTGTAGAACCAGAAACAGTATAATACTCGTCTTGATTAGTAGAAGTAAATTCACTAAAAGTATTTCCAGACAAACCATTTAAAAATATTTCTGAAGAATCTGTTAGGTATACAGTGACACCATCAGTATTGGTGTATAAAATAAATGATATACCTAAACCAGTTGCACCTGTTGCCCCCGTTAAACCATCCGGACCAGTACTACCTCTAGGGCCGGTACTTCCTGTAGGACCACGATATGCCGAAGTATCGACAAATAAATTATTTACTACAAATATACTAGTTCCTACTTGGGTCATATTAGTTCTATATTAACTGTGTTTATATTTCTTTGATTAGTTTTAGTTTGTGGTATTGACGGTATTAACCATAAGTATCTATTTTCTGGTATCTTGCCATCGCACCGTATCATGCGTATAGGTCTAACTTTGTATGTGTTTGTTCGTTTTGCTTTCAGTACTTGATAATTATTTCCGTTAATATCCATACTGAAAGCTATTGCACGAGAACCGGGTCTTGGTTTAATTCCTTCATAGTATACTCCTTCTCCGTTTTCATAATCAAAAGTTCCAGTCGAAGACCAATAAGTTCCGTTTAGTCCTTCACCACCGGCAACAAGCATCAAGTGAGTATTGATATTAAATCCTTGAAGATTGGATGTACTTGCAGCTATGAATCCTAATTCATCATGGCTTGGTAAATACCATCCAGAAATATTTCCAACATTTCCTGTTATGCCTTGTGTGCTTGATGTTATTCCATCTGATATTGATCTGGTAATTTTAAATGCATTGATTGCAGAAAAATCAAAATCCGACCATTTAAAAATATTATCTAAACTTGTTCGTTTTGTATACGCATTGTTTGCATACAATGAACGCATTGTGTTGTACAATCCCCAAGACTGATGCCAAACACCATGCATACCGTAAACAGATTTAGCAAAAACTCTGTTTACTCCTTGAATACCGTATTGGGTGCTGGCAGAACATGTTGGAAATGTTTTTAACAAAAGATTGTTATCTAGACCTGTAAATCCACTAGTAAGTCCTCCAGTAACTCCAATCGACCAATATCCTTCACTGTGTTTTAGATGCGTATTGGCATAATATGTTGGTATAGAACTAGTATTTGATGTGTCTAGATCTAAAACAAAATCCGAGTAGTTTCCACCAGCATCTGTAATTGGTCCCCAAGAAGAACCGGTGATGCCCCAAGAAAATGAATTAATTTCATCCAGTTTTATGTCTCTGGGATATATTATTATGATGTATGCTTCATTATCAAATCCACAATCTTTTGTTATACCATATGCTGTATGATCTAAGAATGAAGTGTACAGCTTACAATCATAAATCGTTGTTCCATCTATTTTTGATATATCTGATGGATTAAATAGTTCACTAGCTCCTAATATTTTAGTTTTTCCTGGCTCGTATTTACCAACAATAATACCACCTGCATATTCTTGGCCACTTCTTAACGGAACACCATTAATATAACCAATACAAGAAATTTTTTCTGGACATTCAAATTCATTACAACTTCTACCCATTCCTAGATAATAACCGTTTCTGGCTAAACATTCTACTCCAGACAAAGTAGAACACTCGGTATCAATACAGCACGGACCGGTTCCGGTAGAACACACAGAAGTTCCTGTTGTAGAATCAATACAAACAGAACCACGGCCCTGATAAAATCCAGATATAGAAAAACATTCTTGTTCAGAAAGTTCAGAACATCCGCCTATACCATCACAACATGCACCCAGATTATTAGATACTGTTGTGCAGTTTGTAGTTTCGCATTTTGTTCCATTTCCAGCAAAAGAGCTGAAAGAAATTCCTATACATTGAGATGATGTTAAACTAAAACAATTAATTCCTAGTTCACCGGGAAAGTTTACACAACAAGCACCGGGTTTATTACAAATAGAATCGTAAGTGTTTCCACATGTCGTGCCTACTCCATGGAAATATCCCCTACAGTTTACTGCGGTTGTTTCTGAACAACTTCCATCTGCTTTACAACAAGCACCAGATATAGAAAATGAATTTAATCCTAACATTTCTGGTAGTCCTGCCATTTCAGTGAATGTGCACAGCGGTTTAAACATTCCATCACCTTCGCACAAACCATCACTTAAATGTTTGGCTGTAGCATACCAAACTCCTTGCAGTCCAAAGAAAGATACTCGCAAATCACAAGTAGCACCATTCACAGAAAAACATGGTGGTGAATTTAAAGGCCATTTAATCTGACTTGCCGATGTAAATCTGTTGGCCAGTATTGATGGATTTTTTGCATTTCTTAGATACATTTCAAATCCATAAGCTTTGCCATCACTAGGACATGCAGCTATGTTGATACTTGCAGTATTTCCTGTAAAATCACCAACAAATATTTTAGAAGTAGAACCATACATTAATTCATCATATTCGCTGATAAAAGGACTAACATTACATGTTATACCAGTACCAGATATAATACAATCGACAGCTCCAGTAGAGCCAGTCCAACCCATTCCTCTAACTCGCTCAAATATATTAGCATTAACAAAATCTACACCATAAAAAGACCCACCACTAGAAGTTATGCCCACAGCACCTGCTACTCTTCTTAGTTTACCGTCTTTAAATTTTAAAAGATACGATTCTGTGAATGATGTGTTAGGAACAAGAGTGACTCCAGCTCCTGCTATAGAAGATAAATTAACAGTTATCAGATCTGAACCAGAAGATACAATTAAATTGTTTCCTGTGTTATTTTGTATTTTTATAGGTCGTAATATTAATTCATCGGTTCCAGTAACAGCATAACCCATAGAGATGCCGGATCCCATATTTAAAAAATCAACAACATAAGTAAAACCACCGGTTTGTCCTACAACCACATTTGAGGTGGAATAAGTTGTACCATCAGAAAAAGCAGTAACAATATAACGATCAATTAGAGTTATACCGATAACGTTAGGACCAGTATTTCCTGTGAGCCCTAAACCATCGGGTCCAGTATTTCCAGCAGGTCCAGTATTTCCTGTAACGCCAATAGTGATGCTGGCGTTTCCTAATTGCTTTATAGAACTGTAACCTACAATGTTTCTCATTAGAATGCACTAACTCTGGCATTTAGTTGATTTATTTTTGTTTCTAGTTCTGCTAGCTTTGCACCAACATCAACAGAATTAACTGTTAGACTGGTTTCCGCTGTTAACTGATTTATTGTTAACTCGCTTGGAATAGAAATTGAGTTGGCATCTTGGCGTAATTTTAGATACGGTACTAATGTTTCTCCGTCTTGTGTTGCGTTTGTTATAACTTTAGGAACAAAGAAAGAGCTCACCACAGAACCAGATATACCAAATCCGGTTCTACCAATGTACAAAGTTTTTGTTACATCGTATAAAGCAGAACTTGCTGCTTTTTCTACTGTAACAGTTCCTGCTATATTTACTGCCGTAACGGTTCCTACTAAAGTTTTAACATTATTTATTAGTTGATACGCTTGTTGCCCAATCAAACCAGTGGTTATAGTGCCAGTAGTTACCGTTACTAGTTCTTCATACGGTCCGTATTCTGTGGTGTATATAGAATATATGTTGGGATATTGACTGGCAGAAAGTGTTTGATCTTCTGAAAGATCTAACCAGTATCTGTTATCCAACCCTGGTTGTCCTATAATGAATCCACCGTCTGGAGGAGCAGGAAATCCTCCTTCAGGAACGGGAGCACTACCAGTTTTATAACCAATATAATTAGTGACAACACCGTTAAATAGTCCGTGCGGTGCTATTTGAACAACAGGTTTTACAATTTTAACTCCATCGGTTAAATCTATACTTCCGGTTAAACCACCAGCAACCTGATCGTCTAGAAAGAGCACATCGATTCCACCATCAGAGCCATCTACTATTGTATTTAAACGTTCAGCCGGATATTTAATAGAACCGTAAACAACAACATCATACGGAGGAACTTTTCCTGCTTCTATAACTCCTAAAACTTCGGCGTTTACTTCTGTGTCTGCCTGAGATTTTTTATATGAAAGATCCAACGGATCGTAACGAATAACATCTCCTGCAGTAAGACCAGCTGCTAGTGTGTATCCTTCTCCAGACTTTAATGTGATAACAAGACGAGTCGTATCTTGTTGTAAAATTACGTGAGGTGCAAATACTCGTGTGTTTTGATTGCTGGTAGATCTACAAGATGGCATCTATGATATCCTTTTTATACTGTCTTAATCTTTATATCTGCATCTGCAACATAATGGAATTTAAGTGTATCTAAATGGGTTGCTCCATTATTAATTTTAATTTGCATGCCGTTTCGTGTTGTGTTTGGAACTGTGATATTTCCTGATGGTAACGATGTTCTTACCGTGCTGGTGTCCCATGGTAGATTTACGTGTATAGGACATCCTTCACATCTGGGGAAACGCATATCTGCTTTTTTGGTCGCGTTATATGCTTCATTAGGCTCGCCTGTTGGCGAATACAGCACCACAGATGGTGTATCCACCATTTCCACGGGGAATTTAACATCATACACGTCTTGAGATAGCAAATTACCCAGCGTTACGTATTCTTCGTTTAATCTGCTAGTTCCTGTAAATCCGGTAGATTGATCCCAATCGTATGTTCGTAAATAATACGGACTGCATCTTTCTAACTCTTTTTCTGGCAGTTCGTAAACATAATCTGCAATATCCGAACCCAGTTCAACCTTTACTTGAGCTATGGATAAAGTCACACCACCAGAAGGGAATTCAAATCCTAGACCATACCAGCCTTCTTCACCATTTCCTACAACACCCTGAGCAGCAGTTGTAAATGTATACGAATACCTATTCCAAGCTGTTCCTAATTCAATTCCTGATGTGATTGTAGTTCTACCTGCAACTGCGTCAGACGCTTCATTTGATGTTAGATATTCGTCTACTATTTCTGGATATTGATTGTATATCAGATCCATCGTGGCACCACAAATGCCTGCATATGCCCAGAATGTTACTGTAGCTTGTTGTCCTTGCAATAGACGAGCACCGCGTTGAATATTTTCTAAACGGGGTCTGTAATTTAGACCGGTGGTACTAGTATACGATTGTTTGGTTTCAATCCAATATCTGGGAGACCCTGGAACAGAGATTTGTGATGCATCAAACGAGTGTCTTTCTATGGTTGCAGTCAGTCCTGTTATATTTCCAATACTATCGGTAATGTAAAACCAACGATCCGCAATAGGCGTATTAAACGCAGATAGTCCTGCCAGGGTTACACCGTTCAGACCATTAAAACCACGTTGCCAGATTGTGAACGATCCGTTTGGCAGGAGATTATCGTATTCCAAACTTCCAGTAATTCCATTACTATTAGTTGAAACAAGAAAACTGGAATTTCCACTAGTTAGCTTTACGCCTAAACTTCTTGCTTGTGATAATAGAGTATATTTTAATGTTTGATCGACATCACTAAAGGGAATAAGTTTTACAATTCCGTTATTAAAATTGCCATATTTTAATGGCCTAAGAGCAAAATATCCATCAACATCAGAAGCCCAACCAAAAACACCCCCATCATATGTTACACTGCCATTTTCACCTATAAATGAATATGCTATTGTATCTAATTCTGATTTTTTAACATTAAAACTTCCACCAGGTAAAGTAATTTCTAGAGTAAGAATACTACCATCATCTATTAAAATTTGAGAAATTACTCCTAACAATGATAATTCACTGTTCAAATTTGATACTCCATCACCAGAAGAAAAAACTGCAACGGTAGGTATATTGTTTTCTATAGTTTCACCATAAAGTTTACCAACTAATTTAGATACAGTATTTAGTAAGTTAGCTGTCCAACCAAAGTCATCTAGAGGACCTTTATAGTATACAGGATCTCCTTTTTTAACTGGATAAAAATATCCAGCAGGTGTTGTGGGATCCGCCGACATGGAATAATCTACTCTAATAATAATTTTATTGTCTAACTCTGCAGTTATACCGGCACTGATACCTTCTATCTGAATACCACGATACGGCAGAATAGCACCAGCAGAACCGGTAATACCTAAAAGTACAGGCTTTGATACTGTTCCGTAGACTTGAGGTTCAAATGTGGTAATACCACCGGCAACGTCAGGATTCAAAAAGTACGCACAACCAACCGAAAGAGTGCCACCGGCAACTCCTAGAAGATTGCTAATAGTACCAGCAAATGCGGTGTTATTGATCACACCAGAAGTTGCAACAGTGTCTGAGCTGGCATCAGAGCCTACAACTATACCTAAAACTTCTGCATTCTCTGGTGTGTTTGCACGTGAAAGAGTTAATCCGCTGTCTATAATACGCACCACGTTACCTATAGTAATACCTGCAGATTTAGGTGATACCGCAACAGTAACTGTGTTTATAGACGGAACAGAGCTGAAAGACACAGTGTTTGTGAACGACACAGGACCGGTGAATGTTACAGGAGTGCCTACAGACGATCCGTGTTTAATTGTAAATATGTTTCCACTGCTAGTCAGGCTTATACCATCACCAGGAAGTATGTTGTGAACGGTTATACCGTTTACTTCAGAAATAATACTGTTTGTGGTGTTGAACCATGTTTGAAACGTATCACTGGAAGATAGTGGAGTAATTGCCATGGGTTATTATGTTACCTGTGTTAATTCTGAGTTTTCAAAACGTATTTGTCGCAGATCAGTTCCTAGTTTGAAAGGACCACTAAAAATGGCTGTCAAGAATTCGTCTGTTCCTGCTGTAGATCCTACTCCAATAATTTCTAATTTAAGACGAGCAGCACCACAAGGACCACCAATAACATTAAAATTAGACTGGTCTTGTAATGTAGAATCTTCATTGGTTCCGGGAGTATTGGTATTAGAACATTCTATAGTAACCGGTTTAACTTTAAATCCGTATTTGGGTGAAGTTGATGCAGTTTCTTGGTGAACAGGCGTTAATGAACGGTCTTGGTCGTTATAAATCCATACACCAAAACCGCCATTAATTTGGGTATCCATAACATGATACCAGCCAGCACCTACAGTAACGGGACCACTAAGACCCATAGTTATAGATCCTTTGTTTAGAGGGGTGGTTCCGTTCCAAGGAACAGGGCCAGACCATCCTCCTAACACTAATCCCTTATTCAGAGTAGATTGAACGTAAAATATTTCTTGTATTTCATTTAATTCAGAAGCTTGTAATGGAAATCCGGGTTTAAAAGCTACTGCATAATAATTTTTTGCAGCATCAATTTGAGCCTCTATTCTGCTTCTAAAAGGAGTGGGCTTTAGTGGAAAATCTTCTGAAAGTGGTGATGGTATGGTCATTTTTTATTATTTATGTTAAATTAATGGATATCTCGAATACTGTTGCTTTTGGTGAATTGGATTGAGTTACGCCACCTAAAGGATTCCCGGAAATATTAGTAACATTGAAAAATTCAGCAGTTTTTACATTTAATGTGGGGGTTTTGATTGGGCCTACAGTATATGTGATTCCATTAAACGTTACAATATCTCCAGTTTGATATGAATTAGTTTCATCATTAACATACAGTTCATATCCTACTGCTTTTTCAGTTTTAGCATCATTTAAATATACTTTATTAGCAGCTCCAGCAACAGCGGCTATGGTTTGGCCATAGTATCCATTTCTAGAACCAGTGGCATTAGTTATGAATGCTTTTAATGCATTATTTCCGGTTGAATACAGATAAACATTAATATCTTCGTCTATGTACGCCATGGGTTTCCTTTATAGTGCTCCTTCTACGGTCGATGGCTGATAAATAGTAACTTTTGTGGTCATGCGTTGAACATTTGTATCATTTTTTGTGTAAGCAGCAGGTGCGTTACTGTCTAAAAGATATGGATCTGCCATGACAGCAAATTTAGTGTGTTGCACTAAACCTGGCATCACAGAACGAATCTCATCGTCAGTAACAGTTACAGACACTTTCAGTTTTTGTGGTTTTACATATAATTGCGGATTGGTGTATATATCCGGATGATAATTGTATACAGTTATTTTATTAAATAGAGCAGAACCTATAACAGAACCAGTATTGTCTGGAACTGCCAGATCGCCGTATCCACTACCTTCTGTTAATAGTTCTATACCATACACAAAATGGCGGTTTAAACCGATAGGTGTGGTTTTAATTTTTACCGTTGCTCCTGATCCATTTGGATCAGAAATATTTAAAATGGGATTATCTGAATTTATTGTTTTTTGTGCATCTGTTAAATCAGACAGATCTATATTAACAATCATAATACCTAGATCATTATGATTATTTAATAAAAATAATTGGTATTCTTTGCTAGAACCAGGTACTATATTATATTTGTCTGCTTCAAGACTGTCTTTTAGTGAATTTATAGTTTTAGTTGCTGGGCATAAAGGATTTTCTCCTGTTTGACTACTTGTTATAGATCCAGCAGTATATCCACTTAAGAATGTTACTTCACGATCTAGTGCTTCGGCTAATTTTTGGCATTCATAACAATCAGAAAAAATAGTTTCATTTGTTACATCACCTTTAGTGTAAACTTCTCCGGTAATTTCATCTACACTATTTTCTTTAAAATATAAACAGCAACAGCCAAAAGTTGTTACTCCTTTTGGCCCACATAAAGTTTCATATTTCTCCGAGAAAGTGTTGTAATCTTTTTCAAGATCTAATTTAGGAATAGGAATTTCATTTGAAGTTATAAATTCCCATTCAGTGAAATCTACTTTAAATAAAGGAAGCCAAGTATAACCATCAGAGTATGTTTGTCTTCCACTTGCGTGTGATGGCTGTTCGGTCGATAAACCCGAATCTAAATCATTTCTAAAATCTGAATTATTGTGTAAACACAGATATACTGTCTGATTATCTTCGTTGTAAACAACTTGATAATCATCATCAGCCACATAATAATTATATTTTACATTTGTTTGCCATGGATTTATAGAACCAATGTAATGTTTTTGTGATTCTGGTATACGTTTGGTGAAAAAAGAATCACTTAGGGGACTCCACGTATCTGCAGAATCAGTACTGATTCCTCCAGTTACTAAGAATAATTCTTTTGGTACATTTAAAGTTTTTGTTGATAATTGATTAAACATTTTAGCAGCTCGTACAACTCTTGTTATCGTTTGGATAGGTAAGTCCAACAGCTGGACTTAATCTAATGAAATCTTTAATTTCTATCTGACCAAAACTTATTCCCTCTGGGTATTTAGCTTCAATATCTATGTCCCAATTAGGAAAAACGTGTTGAGGACCAGGATTATCAGTGGTTCCACTACAACCAGAACAACCAGAAAGGCTTTGTGTGTCAAAAAGATCGTACAAAGCATAGTTTTTAATTACAGGAAGTTCTATATAAACGTTTGAACTTTGATCTCCAGCATTACTAAACACATCATGTAAAACATCATAAAAATCTTTAGTGCCTGCAGGATGAACTAAAGGTCTAACCACATTTTCATAATATCCTGCAGAAAGGCCTGTTATGTTTATTACATAAGAAAATTCTTGCCAAAGATCATTATCTTGTAATACAGAATAGTTTAAAAAACTTCCTGTTAATTGTGGATTGTATGAATTAGGATTGGTAGAGTATTGGCCTCTTAATTTAGTATCATCACGCATCCAGTCGTATCTACCACCATTTAGTCGTAATACAAATCTTTTAGGATAAGAAACGGAAACTTTATTAGCTTTTATACCAAATAAAGACTCTAGAACAAAACGAACACTTTCTTCTGTCCCTTTTTTAGTGTATAGATTTACTTTTACATTATCTAAAAGTTTTCTAACCATTGCTGGTTCCACATTACCAGACGGAGTATCTTCAGTTATTATTGCATCGGCGGGAAACGAGTTTATATAAGAAAATAATTTATATTTTAATAATTTGTCTGGAATATTTTCAATATCAATTAAATTTTCCAGATTAAAAAAACTAACATCATTATCATTCATACCACAACTCAACCAATCATAATATTTTTGAGTCATTAAAATTAGTTTTGATTGGCCTGCTGTATTTTCTCGTAACCAAAATGGAAATAATTCTTCAATGTTCATTGGATATGAACAATTGGGTTGAGGTTGTTCTGTGGGAGCAAAAAAAGCTAAAGCTGTTTGTTGTAGTGGTTGTGCAAGTTCAGCAATAGGCGGTATTCTAAATTCACCAATTTCTTCAGCAAATTGAAGTTCTACATTTTTGATTTGGTTTGTAAAAAACAAAATCATTTTATATTCCGTTTACTGTTGTATTAGCCTTTAATAAAAATTCATTGTTAAAAAGCAAACCGTCTTGGTATTTGGGAACTACAGTTATTGTTGTATATTGTGTTTCTGGTATTATATCAGGTTTTATAGTAACTATTCCACGTTGATAATCAATATCTCCGAAATTTTTAGTTCCTATTTGTTGAGAGTTAGACACTTTAAATGCGTATAATTTTCCACTAATAGAATTACCATTGCTATCGAATTTAGTTGGAATATCTCCTAAAAATGCTGATTCAGAATTATATGTTATATTTGAAGATTTTACTACAGTAAATTTAGATCCACTACTTGCCGATGCTAGTTCATTTTTAAATCCTATAATTCTATCTGTAACAGAACCGTATACATCCAAATTCAATGTGATAGAATTTAAATTTATACCAGTTACAGTATAGCTCTGACCAATCAAAACACGAAGATCTCCTAAAAATACTGTATTATTAAATTTATAATTCGTATTATAATAATCATTAATTAAATTTTTAATTGCTGTGTTATTTAAATTTGGCCCTAAAACTGTGAGATTTATATTTGCTGTTACTATTTGTGGTTGAGTATACTCTGGTAGTACTGTTATAGCAGATTTTTTTTTCAAAAATGCAATACAATTTTTTACAGAATACGATCCAGCAGTTAGACCTTCGTTTGCAAAAGACACAAATACTCTGCCCATAGCCGGAGGATTGGCTTCTTCTCCTCCCCATACGTTTATTTCTTCTTTAGAAGTTATGTCTGAAGGTAATAATCCAGAATTTAATAATAAACCGTAATAATCGTCTTTAGTTATTGCTCTGTCGTTTGCAGCAAAAAGTTTTGGAGCAGAGAAACGATATAGATCTAAATCTGGAGTACTTCTACCACCATCAGATGGTGTAACAGCATTTATACTAATTGCTGAAGTAGAACTAAAAGTACTTACTCCATTCGCAGATTCCCCATTAGGAACTAGGTACGAGACTTTAACAGTATCACCTGCTTGTATATTTTTACCGTAATTATTACCAAAGTCATTTATACTTCTTTTACCAAAAACAATATAAAATCCTGCATTTGTTCTATCTAAGAAATAAACTTTTGCATCTGGGCCAACAGTTTGTGTGTTTGGTGCATACGACCAAGTTTCTTCCACACCACCGGAAGTAACTTTAACTTTTATAGTGTTAATATCTAAATTTTTTGTGGCTATAAATGCTTTTTGTTCGGTAATATTCACACTGACAATTAAATCTTTTACAACACTACTAGCTTCATATACTTTAAATGTTTTATTTTGTGCATCTAGTTCTACATCTTCTATAGTGTAAAACAGATACACCAATCCATTATCATTAGTTCCTATAAATTGATCGGTGTAAGATGTTATTGTAGAAGTGGTCGTAGAAGAAGTTCCTGTTATTTCTGCGGTAGAACAAGATCTACTTGGTAATAGAACACCTAAAGGTTTTAATAATGAGACAAAATTATTTTCAACTTGTGCAGTTTCTAAAAAAGACTCGTTTGCTATCATGTTAGCATAATAGGCATAATATAGAGTATTATAAGCAAATACGTCTAAAAGTAGATTTATAGCAGATCCGTCGTAATTGTAACTATTTAAATCAGAATTTGGAAGAGCTTTTAAATAACTTTTAAAAGATTCTTTCAGTCCTTCAAAATCCAGAGAAGAAATGTTTATTTGTGGTGGTGGGTTTGCCATTTATTTTACCTTCAGACCGTTAAACTCAAAGATCCTGAAGCAGATTCGTCATTTATCATATGAAATCTTAAATCTACTTGAAATCCTTCTTGTAACCTAATAAATTGTATATTATCTATTATTGCTCGTGGTTCTTGTGACTCTAATTGGGCTTTGACTACTTCTTTTAAAACAGCTAATTGCACGTCACCTTTATTTGTCTGTAATCCTTCTACCAGATCCGAACCAAAATTTGGCTGAAAAACTCGTTCTCCTTTTCTGGTTAAAGCAATATTACCTAAACTTTGGCCTATAGCATAAACATCTTTTTTAAATGATATATCTTGAGTTAATTCATTTTTTGTCAAAAAAAAGTCTATATCTGAATATTTTGCCATTTTAATGTATTTATAAACGGTTATGCGTTTTCTATTACAACCTTTCTATAAGTCTTGGGATCAACTTCAGAACCATCTCTCATCAGATGTAAAAACATTGAATGTTTAATAGAAGTTATAACTCGTTGTATTTTATAGACCATCCAGCGTCCATCATGTCTAGTTTTTTTAATCTGAGTATTATTCTCCATGTTTACCCCATATTCTATATTAATCAGATCTCCGGGTTTAATATTAAAATCGCCATGAACCAGAATACGTATTCTGTTATACATCAATAAAGCAGTCTGTGCTCTTCTGTACAGAGGAGTTTTGGGTGGAGTGTTCCAGAATGTGGCATTTGTTTTAGAATACTCAACATATTTGTCGAATTGACAACCGCAACCGCCCTTACCGTTTCTACAATCGCCTGTTGGATACGTTGGTGGAATATAAGAGTCTACTTGTATTTCTGATGGAAGTTTTGCTAATCTTCCGTAATCGGCATTTCCGGACTGTAATCCGTAATCGCTTTCTGTGATGTGGCCTTTAGTTGACCACCAAGAAGTATTTGGTATATCGGTTCCGGTAGAACAAAAACAATTATATGCAGCATTAGGATCAGAATAATCAATTCCTAACCATTCTATTCCTAATTCTTTTTTAATACTAGCACATTCTGTCGCCAGATTTTTAGCGCATAGTAGTTCATCGTCTGAGGGCTCTGGTTGTTGAGGCTGTAATTTTGAAAGATGAGGAGGAACATAACTTGGAAAAGGAGGTAGTTCTGAATTTGGTAAAAATATATCAGGATTTAGTGATGGACCAAATTTACTGTGTTCTCTGGATGATATACTAAATTTATGAGGATAATAACCACTATAATCGTCTGATGAAAAATTTGATGTATTTACTTGGTCTTGACTCATGTTATTGTTCCTTTGCCACACAAACTCCGGCATTTTCTACGTCAAATATGAACATAGGACCAGTTTCTTGTTTTGGTGGAAATCCGCATGGGAATGATGTAGCGGGTATTAAAAGATCTACCATTTTTGAACTTATAACATCTATTTTTACAACACGTCCTACATATTCGTCACGAATTGAACTTTCTTCTGTCCCAGATTTAACTCTAAATTGACCAACTGGTTGCATAACAATTCCATCAATAGTTCCTTCGCTTTTAGAAACTTGGCTAGAAGCACCAGGAGATACTAAAGACGTCTGAAGATCTCTACTTTCTTCTTTATTTGCTGGTAATGTTGTATTTAAAAACTCATTTAAATTATAAGCTCTTCCTTTAATCCCCCATGGAACTGTAACTATACTAAACGGATAATCTTTATCTGCTACAACATTTTGAACTGCTCGTTGATTTCTGAATCCTCTTCCTCTGTCTCTTTTATTCCAAAATTCTATTTCTTTAAAATAATAACTGTAAATACCACCGGCACCATTATCGTATATCTTATCTGCTCTTAGTAATATTGCATAAAAGCTGGTTGGTTGGTTTCGCTCTCCTAATATACTTTGACGATAAAATTTCCATTTTGTATCTTGTCTTTTAAGATAAGCGTAATAGGTTCTATTTTTAGACAAAGGCCATTTAATCTTTTCGTATATCTTCTTTAAACAAGATGCTGGTAGTTCGCAAAAATCAAATTGAGCTTGCCAATAATTTCCTTCGATTCGTTCTACTTCGGAAGTAATACCACCAATTTTTTCACCTTCAAAGTGTTTGTATGAAGAATCCCAGTAGTTCCACCACGGTCTGTTAGATTGGCCATAAGCGTCCTGAAAATATCCGTAATATGAATCTGATATTCTGTTTGGTGAATATACCAATGAAACATCCCTGACATCTATAGGTGGATAAGAAGATATTTTCTTAAACCCGGTATCTGTGTAATAATCATAAACAACTTGTGTTCTTTTTAGAGACTCTGATGTATCAACAACAAATTTATACGGATTAATCCAATCAGGTTTAACACGAACATATTCTCCGCTGAAAGCACCATTATTAACAAGTTTTGCTACAGGAGTTTCTGTTATTATTTGAAGGTCCACTATTGCATTAATATCATTCTCGTTTAAAGAAGGAACATATGTGGCTTTAATAGGCTTTTCCAACAAAGATTCCACACATTTAAAATTAAATTTATCTAGATCTTCCCAGAAGAAAAAATTTACCGCATTTGGATTTTTAGAATAACAAGCGTATTCACAAACATAGTTCATCATTTGGCCGATTTTTGCAGGAACACCAATTTTACTCCAAGGATAATGACTGGGATTCAATTTAAACCAAACATCATTAAATGTTGCGTCTGCATCTAGTTGCTTGGGAGCATCTTCTCCTTGATTCGAACCAAATCCAAACTCTTGAAATACGTATTGAACAAAACCGGGACCATTTATAGAGCCACACTTTTCTAAATTTGGTACTTGAGAAGTATAAGATGATGCCGAATTAGATCCAGAACTACTAGATATTCTTCCTATAAAAGACTTCAACAACATGGTATCAAAGTTTTTATAGATTAATTGATCTGAAGTAAACTTTATAGCGACAGGAATAGTGTTACCGAATGGACCTAAAATTTGTTTGGAAACACTGTTAGCTTCAGATACGATTTCTACTATTTTGAAACGACAAGTTTTAGTTGCTCCTTGAGCTGTATATTTTATCTGTACTATATCGTATGATGTAAAATTTAGTTGTTCTACTATGAAAGCAGGATCAAAGAAATATAGAGTTCCCGAGACAGACTCTGCAAACATGTCTTCATCTAAAATTAAAGAATCAAAAATTATAGGTTCGTTAGCATCTCTAGGAAAAACCGTAAAAGCAACAAACTGTGATGCAGTATTGGGATCATTGTTAATAAGAGTTATCTCTTGTATTTCAATGTTCGGTATACTTATTTGGTCATTAGGAAGAATACTCATAGATCAGTTATCCTGATATCAATCTTGTTTTCTGTTTGTACTAAATTCTTAAATTGTTTTTCAAATTCGTATAGTTTATTATTATTTAAGTATTTAATTTCTGTTACTTGTATTTGTGCTTGTTGTTGTTTGTATGGTGTTATTAGTAGATCGTTACCACTTGCAGTTTGATATGCGTTTATAAATGCAGTTTTCCAGACAGAACCATTATTTGCGGTAGGATCTTGTATATTACCAGCGCCGTCAACAATATATTGAACACTATTCATATATGAATCTACACTTAGAAGTTTATGTTGAATATTTTTTATAATACTACCATCTCTGATTACAGATACATTAGTTCCGGATGGATCGGTTAATTGTATTGGAGATTCATTTGGTGCAGAATAACTTTTTACATAAATTCTTTTAAATATATCATCGACCCTATCCACTCGACCCAGATACTTTTTATTTTCTCCGGTCTCGAATAATACTAGATGATTTCCGCCCGATTCTACAGTATCAAACATTCCTTCTATGGAAGTAAGGTTTACCGTCAAAGTAGAACCAGAACAACCACCAGAATCTGTAATAATTTTTCCTGCCGTAAATAATTTTCCTGTTGTGTCTATAGCTGCAGAGTGTGCATCACCCGCAGAAATATCAATATAAGTTCCTGCTGGTATATTTTGTTTATTATCTAGAGTAGAGCCTAAGAAATAAACAGTTCCTAATTTATCCAATAAAATACTATGATCTTTTCCTGATTTAATCTTTGTTATATTTTTAATGTCATAGAAATTAAATTCTGTTTTAACTTCTGTTATAAGATTGTTAAAATAATTTAATAAACTAATTAATTTAGTAGTATTGGGTTTAGAGGAATTAAATACAGAATAGTCTTCATTTATTAATTCTGTTTGCAATACAGACCAATCTATAGCAGTAAAACCAATATCTGCATTTTTATTATTCCAATAATATGTACCTCCTAATATTCCATAATAATACCACTGATCTAGCGCTTTTCTTTCAAAAGTATTTCCTAAAATAGCCAGAATACTATTATCAAAAATTGAAATATTATTTATAGATGTATTATAATTATTTTCTGATGTTTTTGATTCATCTATTGAATTTTTAAATATTTGATTATATACTAGAATTCCTGTTGCACCTTGTACTAAAACTGGACCTTTAGTTACAACATCATATGTAAATCCGACATTAATATCAAAATTATGACTAAAATTACTAAGTATTACTTTATTGATATTTTTTCCAGTAATATTTTCGTAATCTTTTAATATTTTTTTATTATTTTTCCATATTATTGGTGTATTTGATATTTCTTCTGGTAGTATAAATTTACTAATATTATTATCTACGATAAAATCATAATTCACATCTTGTAAAAACTGCTTCCAGCGATCATAATATTTTGTATAAACAGCAGAAGTGATTCCTATAGAATTTAAATAATAATTTTTAGATGCGAGTTCTTCTGAATAAGGTTTATATTCACGATAAGATATATCAAAACCATTTATTGGTAAGTAAGAATTTACTCCTTGTGTAATATAAGGAGTCCAAGATTCATCTTTACTATATTCTCGATAATTAATTAAAGTATTTCCAGTTTGCCAACTTAATTTGTGTGTAAATGTATAACCACCAAATGCTCCACTAAATCCTATATTTGTATAATTTGGTAAAAGCGATCCGACATTAAAACCAACAGCAATAGATTCTTTATTTCCTGTTAAATCAAATATTGCCTGTTTTGCTAAAGTATAGCCTAAATTATAAAAGTTTTTTATGTAATATAGTGTAGTATTAAAATCATCATCCGTCACCGGAGCAGAATAAAAATTATAAGATAAAACATTTTGATATGTTACTCCGTCTCCAGCTAAAGATAACCCTGATGAATTTAACGTATAACCCAAATATTTAATATTTGCAGGTTCATTAAACCAGCGTAAACTGTTTTGATCATTATCACTGATATTTAATATTAATTTTTTTGGATATTCTCCTATTTGATTGTAATATTCTTGTATTTTTGTTTTTAAATGGTCTTTAAATAAGCTTTCACCCCAATTACCATCAAAAGTGTAGCCTATTAAATTATCTTTATATTTTTTATTTTTAGGTAGTCTATTAGTTATAGATAAAGGTTTTAAATAATCAAATAATTGATTTTGATCTAATCCATTTACATCTTCTGTATTGCCCCAATAAACTACATCTCCGTTATTTTTAACTGCACCAGAACAAGTAGGTGTTGCAAAAATTGAAGATACTTCTGTTAAATCAGGAGGTACGGAACACTGACCGTGAGTATTGTCACCAAAACAATATACATTTCCACTATTAGTTAGAATAACAACATGATCTCCACCACTAACAGCTTGTTTCCAGTCAATATCAAATGGAGTTTGCATTGGTAATTGTTTGACTCTGCCCCAAACATCAAAATAACCATCAGCAAAGATGACACCAAAATTATTAACTCCACAAAGAACCTTAATTATAGGTTCTATTTTAGTGTTAATTCTGTCCCATGTAGCCTGAGACATGTATTGTTTATCAGTTTCAACACCTAAAATTTCTATTGTGTTATTTTTTCTTGCAGCAATAACAGCATCAAACCCAGCAGCTATATCAGTTACTCTTGTATAACTTCCAGTTTCGTCTCGTGATAATCTTCCTAAAACCGTATCACTATATTTACCTGGGCCCATTGGAATATGATCTACATTTTTAGTTGTATCTTTTCTTAATAAAAATAGATCTCTCCAACCAGCAGATATCTTTTCTACTACTGAATTTGGTTGTTTATACTCATTTGGTATTTTTGTAGAAATATCAAAATAGACAGGACTATTTGGTGTTATGGGTGTATCAAAAGGATTAAACCCCCATAGTCTAGTTTCATACTGACCGGTAAAATTTTCTATTCCTCCAGAGCAATTTGCTTTTGCTGAAATAGAATCATTAGAATATGAATAAGAAGAATCTATGGGAAGTGGTAAAGACGAATCAATTATAGTACCATTTCCTAATTGACCATTAAAATTTCTTCCCCAACTATAAAGCTCATTAACTCCAGGAACTATTTCTTTTAATCCTAAACAGTGAGATCTACCACAAGATATTGATTTCCAATTATTATCAGAACTAACTTTATTTAAAAATGGTTGAATTGAAGCATTATAAATTCTACCATTTGGTCCTTCTATTCTAGTGCCATTACCGTAGATGCCTGAAAAATTGTCCCCCCAAGCATATAAATGGCCTCCAGATATACCAAGACAAGATATTTCGCTAGCAGATATTGAAGACCAGGAATTGGGTCCAGGTATTGGTGTATAAGTATTATACAATTTTCCAAAAGAAACTGAATCAGAATCCGTAATTAAGTTTTCTGTCATGTGCGAGAGAAAAATTAGTTCAGTAGACTGTGTTAATCCTTCATTTCCTCTGCCTAAAACTCCTGCTGTATTTGGCCCCCACGAATATAAATAACCATTTCTTATACCCAACGCGTAATTTTTTCCTGCACTTATGTGTGACCAACCATTTAAATTGTGAACTCTTTTTGGATTAATAAAGATACCCATATTTCCACTAAAAGGTCCTTGGAGATTACAGGCTTCTGTTACTCTGTCTCCATCAATAAGCAAACGACCTACTACACATCCCCACGCATAAAGAAATCCGTTTCTAATACCATAAGAAAAGAGATCTCCAGCTTCTACTTTTTCCCAACCAGTAAGACCTCCAACTTTAGTGGGAATATGTGTATAATCTAAACTTCCATATAATGTATTCCCTATAAAATTTACATTAGTTTTAAACTGATTATATTCGCTGTCAGAAGAAAAAAGATCATTTAAAAAATCTGATCTTCTTTTAGAAATCGCCGTCAAGCCTAATTGACCAGTTTCATTACTACCCCATGCATACAAGTTATCACCACATATTCCTAAAGAATGATTAATACCAGCAGAAATCTCAGTCCAATTTCCACTATTTGAAATTAATTTAGGAGTCGATTTAAACTGTACACTTGTAGTAATACCCAATTGACCCCAATCATTTTTACCCCAAGAATATAAATTTCCATTATTTATTAATAATCCGTGGTTTTGTCCAATAGAAATTTTATATACGTTATTCATGTTTTTATGTTTCTAAAATTACTGTAGTTGGTATAGAAGATCCCAAAATATTTATTGTTCCGCTACCAGTAGTACCAGATCCCCATAAAAATAATCTACCGTCTTGTTTTAACAAGGCAGTAAAATATTGACCACAATCGATTATCTTATTTGCACTTCCATCATTCACTTCAGCCGGAACACTACATTGCGCATAATCATTATTTCCCCAACAAATAATATTACCATTTATATCTTCTGCACAATTATGATCATAACCCACAGACAGTTTGTTTGCTATTCCTAAAGTCGAAGGAACATCAAAAATTTTATAAACACCATTTTCATTCGTTGTAGTTATTTGAGGCATTCCCCAACACTCTACTAATCCATTTTCTTTTATTCCACAACAATGGGTATAAAAACAATCTATAAAACTATAGGTCAATCCTGGTGGCGAAGTCAATGAGCCATCTAATCCCCAGATTTTTAGTGATCCTTCGCTTGTCACCGGTATACCATATGCCATAGCACCACCTACGGCACCATCACCTATAAAATCATTATATGAGAATGGTTCCGAACTAAAGCTAGAGGTAATAAAATTATTAAATTTAGTCGTATTATATGGGACTTTATCTGCATTTATAAGGGTTATTTTTTTATTTTTTTGTAATAAAACCATAAATCCATTACCAAAAATAATATCTTCTATTTCATCTTTAACTGGGCCCAAAGTTCCAGCATCGAATCTATTAAGGTCTCCAGTTCCTCTTAAAATATATCCTATATTATTTTTTTTACCAGTTTCTTTATTTGCAGCTAAAAATGAAAATCCATATTTTTCACCAGGAAATACATTTTCTAAAGTTAGACCATTACCGTATAAGAAATCATCTACTGTATAACTACTAGGAATCAAAGATCTATAATTAAATTCATTGGGTTTAAAAGCCCCATCTATATAGTGTTTAGATTTTCCTCCATAAGAATTAAATTTTTGTATATACACATAATAATCAAAAAAAGTAAATGGTTGTCCAAAAGTAGAAGACCACGCTAGCAAAGACATATAATCATATGGTGGTGGTATGTGTATATTTAATATAAAGTATGGATATAGTATTTGTTTTGTTGTGGAATTATATAAAAGCAGAGCATCTTCAAACCCCGAGTATATTAATGGTTTAAATCCTAATTCAACACCATTTAAAAAGTGTGCGAATCGATATATCATTGATGGAAAATCTAGAAGAGGAGTAGTATTAGCATGTCCTACTATTTTTATTAAACTATTATCATTTTTTGTAACATATAATTGATTACCATTTCCAACTATATCCACAACGCCTGTTTTAATTTTTTCACTAACGTCTGTGCGTTTATCAAGCCTGTATAATAAATTCAATATTTCATTATCAGTATACTTCTGTGTTGTTTGTTCGTGAGCCCATCCATATAAAGTTATTCCACCGGCGTTTTTAATGAGATTTCCAGCAGTTCCACCTAAATGTGCCCACAATACTTCATTACTTTTTGTTAAAACAAAAATTGGAGAGGTTTCATCGGGTTTAAATTGTTTTCCGTCTCCAAACGGATTCAGTGATTGTATAACAGAATAAGGACCAACTACTTTTGCTGCATTTGAAACAGTAAATCCTGCAAACATATTTTCAAATGTATCAATAGGACCTAAATTTCCAATGAATTCCGTCCAATAATTACCATGAATAGACAGTGTATTATTTCCATGAATTGCTACAACATTATCCCAATTAACTGTTATATCAGATGCAGTAATTCCTGGGATAGTGTAATAATCTCCAGTAAAACCAAACTTAATATCTGTTATATAAGTTATACCCCATATTTTAATTGTATTATCTTTAGCAAGACCTGCAGCCCAATAAGAATAACCATCTGCATTTTCTATTTTTATAAAAGAAATTCCGCTGGGAGGATTTACCGCTGCAGGATAAGATTTAACAAAATCAGAAAAAGCATAAAAATCGGCAGCATTTCCATATATTTCGCTTTCGTTAGGATCGTGGATTCGATATGGAGTTCCGTCTTTTGTGATAACCCAAGCAGATCTTCCAGATTGACTAGATATATATGATATACCCTGAGCATTAATCGTGCTTAAAATTCCTGGTAATTCTTTATCATAAGTATAAGTTATTCCATTTATACCAACACAGGTTAAAGTTTGTTGCAATCTTAATTCGGTGGAAGGATCACCCAGATACTTAAGAACGTCTGTAGTATATTTATTTTGATAATTAATTTCTCTATTACAAGAAAATATGTCTAGTGTATCATCTTCTTTTAATAATAAAACTATTTCACCATCTGTAATAATTTGTATATTTTTTATACCTTCTCCATTTTTAAGACGTAAATTATTACTAAATATATCACCCAAAGAAGACGATTTAACGATATACGTAACTCCATTTACATTATTTTGAGCCAGTGGTGCAACTGGAGTATTGTACGTAGAATTGGACGTATTTACTTCAGATTTAAATTGAGGATAAAATGCAGGAACACATGTAACAGCTGGGTTATAAAAATCTACCGGTCCAGTTAAACCTTGTACATATACTGCAGTAAAAACCATTTTATTTAATGCAGTTATACCAATATAATTTCTATCAAATAAACCAGCAAATCCCTGACTTATTTTTTTAGGTTTTAATATTTTATTATAATAAAAAGAGTAATCAAAATTATTGTTAGAAAATTCATCAAATCCATATAAGGCAAATATTTTAGGATTATTTAATATAAATCCTTCTCTACTATTAGAATTATGATCGGTAAAACCAAATAAAATTCTGTCATCAGAGTTAGAACCAAATATTTTTATATAATTAGATCTATAAACCTCTTCTGGATTTTGTGTTGGTGAAGTAAAAGGTGGAATATCTTTTATAGAAACTTGTAAGACATTTTTATTATACTGTTTAACTATTTTATTTTGTGTGTCCGTAAATGGATATATCGGATTTGTTTGTGGTAGTGCTCCTAGTTTTGTTAATTCTTTAGAATAAAAAGTATTTTGTCTTATCTGTTCAAAATAACCAGTAGAACCAAATCCCACAACAACGCCATTTACAGCTCCTGTTGCTGCCCCTAAGCAATAATCGTCAGCACAAGAAACATCAGAAAAATATTGTATTGTTGCATTGGTTGAAACTATAGGTCCAAAAATACTAATAGTATTGTCATTTTTAATTCCAATACCGGCAAAAGTTTGGCCACTAGTCCAAGAACTCTTTTTAATATCAGACTGACCGGTGAAAGTAAAATTAGCACAATTACCAAAACAAACAAAATCACCAGTAGAAGTAACTGCAATTATTTTATCGTGAGTTGTATCTATATGCTTATATCCTCCACTAGGAGAATTATATAATCTACCATTTAAATTAAAACCAGAACTTTCTAATCCTATATCTTCACCCCAAGCCCAAATATAACCTAGATCATCTAAACATGCAGTAAAATTACGACCACACGATATTTGAATTATATTATTTCTATTTAAAAAATTATCAGGTATATCTGACTGACCAAAATGTGGATAACCACAGGAATTTAGTGCGGAAACAATACCGGCACCATAAGTTTTTAATTCTAATGGTCCTGCTCCGGTTTCAAAAATAATAATATCGTCTTGTTGTATACCAGATAAAGATACACCAGAATAAGAATCTATTTCGTTAGAATTAAAGTATTCTGAATTTGTTGGAAGATAATTACTATTATTTGCAAATTGAAAAATCTTAGTATCAAAATCTGTAGAATTTTGTGTTAGTTGCGTTGAGTTTGATCTTGCCCATTCTTTAAATGGATTTTTTATATTATTTAATGCCAGATTAACCCAAAATAATTTAGGATCATTATATAAATTATTCGATAGTTGGTCAGGCCTTTCAAAATTAATATTTTTGGTTGTGCTTATATCCGGAGAATTTGTAGTATCTACTTTTATAGATTTAAATATATCGGTTAACTCTAAAGTTTGACCATTTAAGTAATAATTAATTTTAGAAAAATTTTCAAACATATATTAAAATGGATTTATAGGATTTATAGGGGCAGTACTGTTAAAAAACACATTTAAAGAAGAATTGAGTTGATTTATTTTTTCATTGGCAAATGTCAATCCTAGTGTATTTGTATAATATAATGATCTAAAATAATTAATTGTGTTAGGATTTAATTCAGGTAGATTGTTATTATTAAAATAATTATAATTAAATGAAGTTACTCCCAAATAATTATAACCAGGTCCTGTTGGTCCAAAAAATAAATTTACATAATCTAAAACTATTTGCTTTGTTAAACTGATCTGACCAGGTGCTAATGCATTTTTTTGAATTTTTTGACGAAAATAATCGTTGAATTCTTGAAAATATTTTTTAGAAATAAAATCTGAAGTATTTGAAGAAAGTAAAGGATTTATTATTGGTAAATATGTGTTCATGTTTATTGTATATATTATTGATATTATTATCCAGCAAAAGTTTGAGCACGATTTACCAGACCGGCAGCAGTATTTACTGCTGGTTCTAGTTCCACAAACGATAGATTTATATTTACAGCAAGAGGATGATTGTTAGGCAGATTAAACGGGGTGTCTAATATGGGATTTTTGTTGATGTCTACGTGAGTAAGCACACTAGGTAATCCAACAGGATCCCAACCACTAACAGAACCGGTACTTAAAACCCAAAGAGGAGGATGCTTCCAGATAAGACGGTTTCCTCCATCCCAGCTGGAAAAAGCGTACGTTTGAAAAGTATCTGCTATTTCTTTTGCCCTGACTGCTTGATCTGGTGTTTTTGCCATCAGATCCATACTAACAATATACTTTCTACGAGCACCGGGAGACAGTACCGATTCCATGTTATCGTATGTAAAACTGCTTCCACCTTTCATAAAGTAGCTGTAGATCATGTTGCCTTCAAACGTTAGATTGTCCATAGCCACTCTAAGGTTATCTAACGGGCTGTTGGCTATAGTTCCGCTGTTTGTATACGGTACATCATTAGCAACATTCATCAGTTTAGGATACGGAACAGTTATAGTATTACCTTTACTAATAACTGCGGTTCTGGTTCGATCTTTGTTGTAACGGCTATAATCACCCCAATGAAATGTTAAAAACACGGGTATTTCATTAGCCATCTGGTCGCCGGGAAATGATAGTGTTGCCATTTTTGTTTCCAACATATATATTTAAGTTTAATGGCGTACAAAACTAAATATATTCCAGAATTCACCCATAAATACGTAGGTAACGTAGATAATATTATTTGCAGATCAAACTGGGAAAGAAAATTTTGTAAATATCTGGATAAAAACGAATCAGTAATACGCTGGTCTAGCGAAGAGTTAAAAATTCCATATTATTCCACAATAGATCATCAAGTGCATCATTATTATCCAGATTTCGTATTTGAAGCCAAAAAAGAAGACACAGTACAAACATACATTGTGGAAATTAAACCTAAAAAACAAACAGTAAAACCTAAAACACGAAAAAATAAAAGAGCTTACTTGAACGAATGTATAACTTACGAAACAAACATCTGTAAATGGAAAGCCGCAACAGACTACTGCAAAAAACAAGGATGGATATTTAAAATATTAACAGAGGAAGATATTTTCAAGGGCCAAAAAAGTGGCAAATAAAACTAATACCATCACAGATATAACCAACTATTTTACTCAAGGATTTCAAAGAAACAACCGCTTTGAAGTGTCTTTCTCCAGACAAAACGTTTCTTTCTGGGCGTCTCAGTGCCAGATTCCTCAACAATACGTAACCTGGTATCCTGAAACGTTTTCGCCGTCAGGACCGATGATTCATATTCCTATAAAAAGAGAATACGACGAACGATTTTTAATCGATTTTATAGTGGAATCTGATTGGAGAGTAAGAAAGTATTTTGAATCTTGGTATGATGGTATGTTTTCTTCGGTTATAAACGGAAGATCTAATACTGTAGCAGCCAGAAATACACCAGAAAATCTGTCAACTATAACAGTTAAAGCCATAAATTTAAACGGAAACACCAACGCAACCATAGAAATATATGAAGCGTATCCTAAACTACTGTTACCGTCTCAGTTTGCAGATGACTTAACAAATCAATATGTCACACTGACTGTAGACTTTAACTATAGATATTATAGATTAACCTGATATGCCTTTAAAAGATTTACTATTATCCAGCTTGCCTCAATACTGTGAAACTCTTCCGTCCGGAAAGCGTGTATGTTTCAGGCCAATGGTTGTGTCTGAAGAGAAAGCTTTAATTCTTGCAAAGAATACTAGTGATCGTTTAGGTATTTTAAAAACTTTAGAAAATATAATTTTAGAATGCTGTCAGGACCTAAAGAAGTCTGATTTTAAAAAGTTAAAACTGGCGGATCTAGAGTATCTGTTTTTATTGTTACGAGCCAAGTCTATAGGAGAGGTAGAAGGATTTACTTTAAAGTGTCCAGACACGGATGAAAGCGTTTCTTTGAAAGTTAATATCATTAAAGACGCGGTATTTAATTTATCAACCGCGAACAACAAAATAAAACTTTCTGAAAATTTGTTGATAGTATTATCTGAGCCCACTGTTGAACATCTTTTAAATTGTCCCGAATACGATCAAACAGAAGAAGGATTTTATCAATTTATAGGATCTTGCATAAAACAAATACAATCTAGAAATGAAATCAAAGAAGGAAAAGAACTACCGGCTGATGAAGTGGTAGATTTCATAAAGGTATTTACTGGCAATCAGATGAAATCTGTATTAAATTATTTTGATAATATAACTAAAACAGAAATATCAAAAGACTATACAACTTCAGATGGAACAAACAGAAATATAAAAATAAAAGGCCTTTTTAACTACATAAATTTTTTTTTTGAACATCTGAACGTAGAAAATTTATATAAACAATTATTTCAATTAAAATATTATCACGACTACGAACTGTCTGAAATAGAAAAAATGATTCCTTGGGAAAAAACTATTTTTATAGAACAAATCAAAGAACATTTAAACGAAGAAAGAAAGATAAAATACAGCAGCACGGAGGGAATGATTAATGCAAGATAACTCAAGATATCAAAGTAAAACGTATACACCATTAACCCAAATGGCAAATTCAAGTTATTTCAATAACTCTTCTAAAAATATTACCCCAAACAGCAACAAGAACGACAAGAAGTACGCTATTCAAAACGAAGAAAAGCGATCCAACATGCTACCATTACAGTCAAAGGTAGATTTAATTCCATCAAAAAACTCAGAACAAACAAAACAAAATACTACCATTAATGCAACTTCTGGCGTATTAAAAGGTAACGTGTCGTACGATAATCTGTTAAAAACAGAAAGTATAGGCAAAACTAATTTTAATATTAACGAAATAAATCAAAAGAATAAAGAAATAATGACCATGGAAGCACGCTTACAGCAACTTCCAGGCATAAATGCTGCACAACGGCAACCACCAGCAACCATAGTTAACAACTATACAGGAAATCAAACTCCTTCGGGTGGAGGTGGAGTGCACAGAACCGATCCTCTTGCAGGACTCAAAAATACCATGCGTTCATTGCCGTCTTGGCGTACAGAGATGGGATAAAGAAAAGGCCCCTTGCGGGGCCTTTTTTATTAGTCTTCAAGAGACTTTAGGTAAGATTCCACATCCACATCTTCATCCGGATCTGTCTTTGTGACAGGTTTACGATTGTTACGAACAACAGGCTCGTCTTCTACAGTCTCGTTTGTATCCCCCATTGCACGAACATCACCACCAAGAGCATCAACAAGCTTAGTCTTAAGCTCTGCATAGCTCTTGAATTCCTTGGGATTGATAAACTCCTTCAGAGCATATTGCTTCTTCCACAGAGCTTCTAGCTTGGCATCATCGCCATCAAAAAGTTCTGCAGCAGCACTAAACTCTGACTTGTCGTAGTTAACGTAGCCGTCAACCTTACGAACCTTGAGCTTGAAATTAGCACCCTTCCAGAAATCAAAAGGATTAATCGCACTCTCGTCTTGGAATTCAGGATTCATTTGCTCTTGGATCTTTTCGAAAATCTTCTTGCCGTACTTGAACAGGAAAATCTTTCCCTTGTTTTGAGGTGCTGCTGGATCTTCCACAACAAGAATATTGGAAATATAATTAAGCTTACGCTTACGAT